ATGTAAATGCCACAATGTTGTAGGGATAAACACTAGGTCCAATTGCATTGCACACGTGTCCTGCAATAATGAATACTGCACCAGCCCATTGTAAGATATCGTTTACTTTCATTCTTCAACTCCGAAAACTCTGAAATGTTTTCCAATAATTACACAGCCTCTAAATTCACCATTATCCGCTAGAATCTTGATACATTCCATCACAATCAACTCGGCAAACTTTTGACATTCTGGCATGTCCCAGTGTCCAATGCCAAACATATCCGTTGTGTATCCAGCCTGTTCAGCAAGTTCTCGAATTCGTTCGTTCATTACTTTACTCCAAATGTGTTCAATGCTGGTTGCAGTGTGTTAATCAATTCAGTCTCGCGGGCATGAGCAGGACGCTTGCCTCTCACAATCTCCACGACACCAAATACAAATCGCTCGGCACCTTGTTCACGCAAGGCACGTGACAAACCCCAATCTTTGTTCTCAGTCATAGCACGTTGCATGTGTTTTTGCATACGACGGCGTAATGTGCGAAATACATTACCCTTGAATGAAACAGCAGTCAGACCAATGTAATACTCAAGTGTTACAGTGTCTTGAATGTAGTAGATGACTTGATTGCGGTCTGTTCTACGTTTGCGGTTGATTTTCGAGTTCATGTAAGTATTATATACCCAATGTGATTTATTGTCAACTATTGAGTATACTACTTTCAGTTTACTTTACAAACCCAGCAAACATTTCAATGTCATACCAAGCTACTGCTTTAGTATTCATTTCATAAACAAGCACAGGGAATGCTTGAGTATTAACTTTATCAAAGTTAACAAGTTTCTCAAAATTAGATTGACACAGTTCTTCATCAGACTGGTCCTCAAAAGTCACAAATGCTTTGTTAGTGTTCACAAACTCATCAATGTTGTAAGACATAATAGGCCCTTTCAAATGTTTAAGATGCTATTGTATACCCAATTTGATTTATTGTCAACTTGTTGTTGTAAGGATATCCAAAGCCTGTTGTAATACTTTTGACTGACGATGTTGTACATCCAACTCCCATGGTAGGTTGGTGTATTCTTCATGTGTCATTTCTTCAGGTGGTTTATTTGTATAGGGTATGCCATGCCAATAACACATGCCATTAGGTTTAATCTTAAGCATACCTAAATACTTTTGACTAACATGTATCAGTTCATGTACAAGAATTTTTAGTTGTGATTCTAGTGATAGGTTGATGTTCAATCCAATACGATTGACTCGGTTGATATCAATACCACCATAGACATTCTCCTCTAAGGGGCACAAGCATACCTCTACAGTGTCCGGCAACTCTATGATTTGAGATACTGCAATGGCTAACGAGGTCAATAAAGCCTCGTTATCTTTTTCATAGTTATTATTTTTATAGTAAAACTTAACTTCCATTATGCATTATGAATTTTGTCCATTGCCTTTTTAACTATCTTCTCACGTTCTTGTTTAGTTCTAGCACCTAGCACTGTTATATTATATAATTGGTTATTTGTACTTACAAGCATTGTGATACAGAATCCTGCCGCATTTGTAAACCCTGTCTTTATCGTAACTATTCCTTCTTTTCCAAAATAATGACTAGTTGGATTACTAATAATTGATTTGTTCCTTGGTTGTTTGATTCGCTTTTTAGATTTTTTACTCTTTTTAGATTTATTAGGTACCGCTGATTTAGTAACCACTCTTTGTGTTTGTGCGGCTTGTTGTACAATAGGAAAATTACTAACTGCTTTAACTAGCATTACAATATCATTAACAGTACTGTAATTCATAGCACTCAATCCAGTGGGTTCGACAAATCCGGTATGCATCATTCCAAGTTCTTTTGAATGAGTATTCATTTGACGAATAAAATGTGGTTGTCCACCGGGATAATTTTGCGATAAAGTAACTGCGGCTAAATTATCACTGCTTACTAATGACATGTTAACTAGTTCTTGTCTTGTCAGAATCATGCCCTTCCTTAGTTTAGTGTGATTGATTTTATTACTTATGACAGTTAGTTTTTCGTTAAGGTCTTGATTTGATTTCATGACCGTGTATATAGTCATTAGTTTGCTTATACTAGCAATACTAACTTCTTTTTCACTGAGAGAGCCTGAGATAACTCTATCATGTGTTACGTTGTACACTACAGTGTTTGGCTCAGCAAATGAGAATAGTGGCAGAAATAATAATATGATTAAAATGTTTCGCATAGAATATTTAGTATATCACGAAACCGTCACAATTCACAGCAACATGGACAACCTGTATAGCCAAAAAAATAGACCCCGAAGGGTCTATTTACATTGTAGGACCATTTCCTGATTTGAATCCTACTATCCCACCTTCGTCTTTGATGCGTTTTATAACATCTTCAAACAATATAGGTCTAAAGTCTGTTTGTTCTACACATACGCAATGATATCTAGTATCGATTTCATCACTGTACAACATAGTACCAGTTTTAACATCATATCCACGGGGCTTTTTAACACGATTACTGTGCAAATGACCATGAATGTTGACACCAAAACGTCCCAAACTTTCTTCATGTACAGGTATATGACTCAATATCATACCGTTCATAACGTGATAGGCTCGCAATTCACGGAAGTGTTCACGATATTCCTCGTCACGGAAAATGTCATGGTTACCACGAATCAATACCTTGTCACCGTTCAACCGATGTAATGTCTTTAATGCTTTGCGGTTAATAACTACATCACCCAAGTGATAAACTTTATCACTAGGCTTAACAGTTTCGTTCCATGCCTTGACTATAGCCTCGTCCATTTCATCTGGATCAGTCCACGGGCGAATCTTCGTCACTCCGTCACTTTCAGTGAATCTACACACTCCAGCATGACCAAAGTGAGTGTCACTAACTAAAAATACTGATGGCATAATAACTCCTTAAACTCGTTCTTTCTTTACTCGACCAATACGGCTAGCCTTGTTCCAATCGTAAGCAACACCGTCTGGGCACTTACCATCACTGACACTATCTACACCAAACACACCGCAAACTTCAAATTCGTCTCCCTTGATGGTTACGAACACATTCAATGCCTTAGCATGTGCCATTGCCAAATCAAGTGTTGAAAATTCTTTTTCTTCTATTTTATACATTCATTTCCTTTATGCTAACATCCATGATTCATCTTGGTCTTTATATTCTATTGATTCATTACCATCATATTCTGCTATTCTAAACATTCTACCTTCTTTAACCCATTCAACTTCTAAATCTTTTAAACCACCTAGATATACATCAGGGTATTTCAATACCATAAAAGTTTCAAGTTCTTCAAATTTTCCTGCTGTTACCATGTGAACTATTGCTGGATCAAAAACTAGTTCAGGATATTGACGATTCCAACTGTACCATCCAGCACCAAATCCAGGGCTATACACCACTGCAACAGCTCCAGCAACAACTACTTTACCTGTGTAAAGTTCGTCTGCTACTTCAACCTTGTCTCTCAACATAACTTCCATTATACATCACCTTTATATTTTTTAGGTATAATCAATCCACTGTCTAATGTCACGCCATTGATAGTATGAGGTTCATTCTCATCATACGTCAATCCTAACACACTCATCATTTTATGTTTCACTAACAAGTTTGGACTACGATAATCTTCTGTATCATCAAAGCCCATCATTATCCCAACCTCTGTTACTGCACCTGAACGACATACACCTGCGATACAATGCACAATTACATTACTACGATTAAGCAATGCTTGCTTTAGTATGATAACCAAACTCTTGGCTTGTTCATCGGTTATTTTCATTTCAGGTTCAATACATTCATCCTCTTTTTCTAAATCTAAGAATTCAAATTGATGAACATTATTGAATTTGTATTTGGGTTCAGGGAATTCCATACCACAATCAACAATCTGAATCAACACATTGTTGATACCTGGATCATAGTGTTTACCTTTTACGATATCACTCAGTGCTACATTTTGAATCCACGGCATGTTTTTCTCCTTCATTAGAGTATTATATATGATTTGGGGATTATTGTCAAGCGCAGAAAGTAACACCCTAGGTGCGCTAAAAAGTATTAATATATAAAGAACATGGAGTTGTTAGTAAAAACTCATCCGTATATGCGAGGGTTTATCTAGGGTGTTTATATAAGCACACAATATCTCTTTCGCTTAGTAGAGCCTGTCTTATCGGGCAGGGTACTGATATAGTATACTTATATAAACAGATGCCTTTCGGCATCTGCTACTACTATTTAGCTTAAGCTAGGTCGTAGCGATCCTTCATAACGGTCTTCAACATGATTGCTTCCGGTGAGAAGTCATCCATGTTACCAGAAAGAATACCTTGTGCAACTGCTGGGCTAAATCCGGAGACTAGCGCAACACCTGCCTTGTTAAACTTAACTGGTGCGTTACCGTATGCGGCATTCAAGTTCCAGAATACTACCTTAGGTAGTTCGTAACCTGCTGCCTCGTACTTACGTGCTATCATTTCGATTGCAGAGTCATCGTGATGAACACCTGCATCAAATTGCATGTCACTGAAGATAACGATTGTACCTGGCATTTCTGCTTGAGGGACACTGTTATCTACCGCAGTCTTAAGCACTAAATCAAATGCCTTGTTCAAGTCGGTGTTAGCAACTTCACCAGTGTTCATTTGGTCAATCTTTTGATTGATGTTACCCTTTAGAGTAACCAGCTTTGGAGTACGACTAAAAGTCAAGAATGTATCCTTAAACTTACCAGTGTTCTTGTCTGCAAAATACAATCCCAATGAGATTGCAACGTCCAAACAAGACAAAGTACTCTTGCTATCACGACCACCAACAAGACAAGTCATAGAACCTGAACTATCAACCATTGGCAACACGTTGGCATCACCGATGAAGTTTGGAAGTGCATCCCATTGGGCTTGCATTGCGTCCAATTCAGTCTTAGTCATTGCACTACGACCGTACTTGTTGATAGCACCCTTCAATACATCGTAAGGATATACAGCACCAGCGTTAATCTTAGCACCATCTTCGCCCTTAACCAACTTAGTTACGTATTCAGCATAAGTTGTACCATGACGACCAAAAGCCTTCTTGTAACGTGCATGTGCCACTGATGGTACATGGTTGTAGTTGATGTTATCCCAATCGTTGGCACACATTTGTGTTTCAACAACATTGGTTAGTGCAACAAGGCTCTTACGATATATCTTCGGAGTCATACCAAAGAATTCACGGATTTCACGTGCAACATCGCCCTTACGCGGTGTCCACTTTGCAGCCAATCCATTACGATTACGCAATGCATTGCCTAACATAGTGTATGCTTGTTCCTTAAGAGTCTTAGTCTTAAACACAAGCAAGTCATCGTAACGACCCAATTCAGGAACCTTAACCAATAGACGGCTAGCATCTTCTGGGTTAGTTAGTTCCAAGTGAATTAGTACTTGACGAAATAATTCACGTTCGCCGGATCCACCACGTGCATCACGTGCCCATTGAACAATACGTAATGCTAGGTCAGAATTTTCTACATAAGCCGCAGTGAATGCGGGTATAATGTTCTTACCACGGCTTGCACCGATGTTATAGAACAAGTCAACGCAAGCATTTGCAGTTGACTTACGTGCCTTCATACCGTTTGTGGTACGAACTTCTTGGTTTGCTACTGCTTCTACAAATGTTGACATATTGTACTCCTTCCGTGTGTGTTATGCAACAGGATACGCTTTTTTTCATTATGCTTGAAATTAAAGTTGCTGAAAGTATCCTAAAAAAGAATTATATCACTGTTTGGATATAATGTAAATGTGTTTTGGATAAACGGGATGTTCGTGACAGTTAGTTTATTTTCTGGACCAACCAATTATGTCACTCGGTCCATATCAACAATTCATGTTGACTATCTAGTACTTGTGTCTGCTACTAGAAACATAGAATGTCTTTCCAATCTGTCACCTATTCCTTCATGTCTTACGACTAACTTCAATAGTATTAGCTGTAGTTGTTTAAATTGCTGAAATCATCCCAGTAAAATTTTAAATTACTTCAAAATCTTCTTTGCCTACACCGCATTCGGGGCAGACATAAGTGTCTGGAAGTTCATTCCATGCACCTTCTAGTTCTTCATCGTGTACGTGACCGCATACGATACATACATGTTCTTCACTCATTCTAAACTCTCCAAAACTTGTTGATAGCCTTCAGCATGTCGTTTTTCAACTTTAGCCAATGCCGCAAATCGTTTCTCTGCTTTAGCCAATAAAGTCTTAAACTGTTCAGCATGTGCAGAACTTTCAACAATCTGGGTTCTAAACTCGTTTAATGCAATTTGGTTATTTTCTGCCTTAGCATCTTCTTCGAATCCCGGATACATTGTAGTGAACTCATATGTTTCACCTTCAATTGCTTTCATCAAGCATTCTTTAGTTGTTGGCTTACCAATCAACAATTCTAAGTGACCCCACGCATGTAAAACTTCTTGAACAGCGGTGTGTTCAAAATGTCGTGCTACTTCTTCAAAGCCTTCTTCACGTGCAATTTTTGCAAAGTAGCGATACTTGATATGAGCCATTGACTCACCGGCTAATGCTGACTCAAGATTTTTTAGTGTGTTTGATATTTTATCAAATGGCATATTTTTTTTCCTTTTAAAAAATGATAGCAGGATCGTTGTTGACTGCTTGTTTAGCCAGGGCCATCACACCTGGTTCGTTAGTCTTGCTTCAATAATACCCTTCAACGCTCGGTGTTTTTAAGCACTCTGCTCCAGTTACTACCGTAGTGTCTAACAGTCCATAGTTAAGGAGTTTGTTGCTGTGCCGATCCTAAAAATTAATCATTCAATACGTATATTATATATGAGTTTGTCTTTACCGTCAATGACTTTTGGGCAAACTGTCTTGGCGGAAGCGGTGAGATTCGAACTCACGGAACCTTTCGATTCTCTAGTTTTCAAGACTAGCGCCATAGGCCACTCGACCACGCTTCCTTTTAATGATTAACGCTCAACCTTTTTGATTCGTTTTAGATATTCACGATTGATTAAACCTTCTTCAATCTCACGTAATGCGGTTACTGCATGACCATTTTTTGTTTTTACTTTCGGGCGATGACCTGCCGTTAATTCTCTAACACGTTGACTTGCTATAAGAATTAAATCGTATCTATTGCCTATAGCATTCACTGCGGCTTCACTTGTTTGTCTTGGCATTATCGTCCTTGGGTTATTTGGAGCAGGATATCGGGTTCGAACCGATGACATTTTCGTTGGCAACGAAACATTCTACCACTGAATTAATCCTGCATTTTTTTGGTACATCCTGACGGGCTCGAACCGCCGACATTTGCCGTGTAAAGGCAACGCTCTACCAACTGAGCTAAGGATGCATATATCATTTCTTTAATGTTCCGCCAGTACACGAAGCATCTTCAAAAAATTGTTGTTGAACTTTTTTCTGATAGTCCTCCATGACTGGATCCTTCTCATTAATATTTTCTTCTTTTAAATCACGCTGAAAAATAGCATCCCAACGAGTATCATATTCTTGTTGAGATATGCTTATTGATCGTGGTGTACTACCTTTAGTCATAATTATTTTCCTTGTCCTCTGTATGCTTTGAATGTCTTACGACGGCATTTGTTCATACTACTTGTTTTAGCTTTACCACCTTGACATGTTTTTTTAGTAATCACATGACCTTTTGTATTACGACCTTGTGCCATTATGCAATCCTTTGAATCAAGTGATAACCAAACTGAGTTTGAACAGGTTGACTTAAGCCGCCCACTTCTAATCCGTACGTAGCATCTTCAAACGGTTTAACCATTTGACCACGGCCAAATTCTCCCAAGTCGCCCCCATTGCGACCACTTGGACACTTGCTGTGTGCTTGTGCTAGTGTACTGAAATCTTCACCATTGTTTTTAACTTTGATGTATAAATCCATTGCATCACTTAGTGATTCTACTAAAATATGTTTTGCTCTTACTTGCATTAGTTTCTTTCTATAAATTTTGGTCGGAGTACAAGGATTCGAACCTTGGACCCCCTGGTCCCAAACCAGGTGCGCTACCAGACTGCGCCACACTCCGTTATTCTTTCTTTCTTAAAATCATTCCAACATACGTGCCAAAAAATGCACCTATGCCTGCTGGAACTAATAACCAATAGTTAGTAGTATAATTGATAACTGCTACACACGCGGTTATGAATACAACTGTCGCCCACACACTGGCTTTTGTTACTTGGTCATCTTGTACAGCTTTCAAGTAGTAAGTATAAAAGATATCCGTAAAAAATACAGCAAAAAAGGTTATAATATATTCTAGCATTTAAATGATTAGTTGTTGGTTGCAGGGGACGGAATCGCACCGCCGATCTTTAGCTTATGAGACTAACGAGATACTACTTCTCCACCCCGCGATATATTTAGTTGTGTTTATGTGGTGCTTGATAAAAGATTTGAACTTTTGACCTCTTGCATGTCGAGCAAGCGCACTACCCCTGTGCTAATCAAGCGATTATTCGTTGTCAGTACTTTCAACTTTTTCAAAACGTAATTTGATTCCTTGACTTAAATCAAATCCATTTAACAAACCAGAGTCTCTGTCTGCTTGTAATTCAGGCCAGATGAATGCAGGATCATACCTATCACCTAGTACTCTTACCGTTTTGTATAGTTTGTTGTTGATGTAAATTTTTAACTTCATAGTATATTCCTTGACATACTATATTTATGATTCTTGGTGGAGGATGGGAGAATCGAACTCCCACGAAGACCTTGCAAAGGTCCCAGGCTCCCATTACATCAATCCCCCAAATCATATCGTATATACGGCGTAGACGTTACATGGTTATAGTCAAACTGTAATCTATAGCACAATCTATCAGTAATTCCACCTAATCGCTTATGTAAGGTGATACTGTTATCAAACAACAATAAATCAGTATCATTTTCATACCAGTGTTCGTGCGTGTGTATTCTTCAATAAATAATTCTTTTTTGATTCTTTCCAAAAGTTTTTCAGATTCAAAGTCACTCATTCCCTCAATTTTATCAATACTATTTCTTTTAAAATTTCTAAATTATCAGGATTAAAAATATTAGGTTTATGTGTATAATCGTATTCTACGTGAAAGTCTAAAATACTTTTATTAAATGTTCGTGTTAAGAAATCTCCTATATATAAATTCATTCCTATGAACAAATCTATATCTTTGGTGGTAATGTTAAATCTAGTTGGTCCATTAAACATTAAATGTTCATAAATGAAAGTTGTACCTTCATTAATACTAATATCAAACGGGACAATTTTAACTGTTTCATTTTCAATAACAGCGACTGGTGATTCAATTGGTTGAACAAAAGTTGCTGTTCCTTCTGTACTATTAATTAGTGCAGGATACGTAGCAGTACAATTAGTTAGAGTAACACTACCACTTTGAACACTAATTACGATATTGTAACTACCATGCAACTTTGTATTAGTAATAAAAGAAAACAATTCATCTTGACCATTGTCAACAATCTGACCATTTACCGTAACTGTGTAATTAGTATCGGGAGTTTTACTACCATACATTCGTAATGTTCTATGAGAATCCATGCTATTCCTTAATTTGGTGCCCCAGGTCGGACTCGAACCGACACGCCTTTCGGCACTGGCTTCTAAGACCAGCGTGGCTACCATTACACCACCGGGGCAAACATTCTTGGTGCGAGTGGCCGGAGTCGAACCGGCACACCATTATGATATCAGATTTTAAGTCTGAGGCGTCTACCTATTTCGCCACACTCGCAAAATTTTGGAGCGGGGTAGGAGAATCGAACTCCTCGCTTTAGATTGGAAATCTAAGGTATTACCACTATACGAACCCCGCATAAATACTACTATGCACACGTATGACGCTATCACTGATTCAGGATTATTAATCCATCTTTCAATGAGTAACGATTCCATCTGTTACATCATCGTGCATAATATTTACTCTCACAAAACTAGAATGAAATACTTTACTGATACTGAATCAGCTATTTACTTCATACATTCATTATAATTTCCTTTTACTTATAATTATATCAGTAGAGCAATGACAATCCTTCTGTACGCATATTTCGGGTTCAGTAGGCCATTCTATTTGTTCTGGATAATTTATATTACCTATTATTCTAGTAGGTGTTCCTTGTTTACAATTGGCACGTTGTATGTCACCATCCCAATGTACAAACAAACTTTCTAATCCTATATCACACTGCCACCCATAAAAGTTATTAAGACCTGTGTTAATTATATCAATCTCCGGAACATTATATTCATTAGTATTGTCATCCCAGTAATACCGAGCTGACATTGCTACTCCCTTTTTTTGAATCAGTCTTGGATTCAGTAACCAATACATAAATCCTGAATTTTTTTGGGGATGATCTAATATCCATTGATTTTGCTCAGGTGTATAATTTCTACCTAATGAATTACCAACACCCCAGTCTTGCAGTTGTACTGCCTCTACACCTACTCCAGTTGTTTTTGAATCAAAAGCATGATATGTTTCTACACACTTTTCCCAATATCTATTATCCATCATAACACGTACACTAGTGTGTGTATGTTTGATGGTTGCAAATACTTTCTCTTTGAAAGCAGGATCCTCAAAACTAGGATGAAAGCTAAAACACATACCATTGACATATTGAGCTATGTCCTCATAATATCTAGGTGTTCTTACCCCATTTGTAGTTATAGAAATAGTATGGCCGGCATTATAAAATATCTTAATCAATTCAGGTAGATGTGGACTCAATGTAGGCTCACCGCCGGCAATACTGAGATGTATTTTTTCATGTCTACCTATCAATTCATAAACAAATCTTTTAGCATTTTCCCAATCATAGTGGTGATTTTTTCCATTATGCAATCCTTCAGGACAGTAACTACATGCATTGGTACATATGTTATTGATTATCCAAGTTAATTGCATGACTTTAGGAGTTTGTGTAATAGCGATTAACTTGCGTGTCATAGTATATCCTTTACAGCTCCACATCGTTCTCTATTCCAAACATCATCAAGTGTTAATTGAATCTCTGGATTAATAATGTAAAGTTGCGCTAATATTTTCTGTTGTTGTGCGTGACAAAAATCATGTCCAAATATCATTTGTCCTGCATCGGTGCTGAATATATTACTTAAATTCATCCAAACCTTATCATATTCTTGAATGATATCCAATAGAGGAATAGCGTCTTTGTAAAGATCAACTTGTAAGAATTTTACATGTCGTTGTTTAAAATCTTGCCAATAATGTATAAAGTTTTCTTCACTTCCAAAATGTCGAAATATTTCATTCATTCCATTTTGAAAACCCTGATCCTCTATATATTCTGAACTATGTCGTCCTATCCATGTAAAATGATTACGTTCAGGGAAGGCTCTAATACAAGACAATATATCATTGTTAGTCCAAGTATACATGTGTTGATACCAACGTAATGCAATAGGATTAAAATCATACACCACTATCATTGCATCAGTAGTTAATCTTTGTGGGTGTTTGAACATATCAAACAACTTAAAACCACTCGCAGTATTAATAACTAAATCAAATATTCCCTTACTACGAATGTTCATTTCTTCTGAATTGAATAACCATATTTGATCTTTAACTGCAATGCTATCTTCAATCCATTTATTTTGATTCCAATTTTGTTCTAAGAATGGAGTCAATGTTTCAATACTTTGTAAGAATTTGTCTGTGTTATCATCCGGATAAGTATAAAATTTACTCAGTCTTATTGTTTCTGATAATGCAATCACAGGCCAGTTGTTTTGCATCAATGCTAAGGTTAATTTCCACCCTGGACTTAACTGCATCTGTTCTGAAAATATTCTAGTAGGTCTTACCCATAATGGAGTATAATCGTGATGAAAATTTTCTTCACTACGTTCAATCACCGGTAACAATTTAGGACCTCTTTCCCAATCTCCAAATTCAGGTCTACCAACTTCTACCCAGGCTTTAATATTTACAATAAAGAATTGATAGTGTAGCTCTAACCAGTGATTTGGATGACATAGAGGATGACCTGCAACACCAAATGTATTTTCAGAAATAAACTGATCAAGGTCATTGACAAAATTAAAATTACGTATTTGACAACCTGCGGCAACAACTACACAATAATCAAATTGTTCAATCGATGCTTGTTCTAATATTTCACGTATCTCATCCTTGCAAATAATTCTCAAGGGAGATGGTTGAACATTACTAAGTCTTTCAAGATAAAAAAGAGTTGCCCCTTTAGCCCTAAGATACATCTTAGTATTATTAATTTGTTTACGTTGGTTATAAACCCCATACATAATTCTATGCATGGTTAAACCTTTCAATTGCCTGACGCTTTAATCTTTCTTCACCTGATCCATGTACAATGAAATGGTATCGATGTTCATCTGATTGATTCCAGACCATGTGTTCATTTCCTATATCTAGCATAAAGCCATGACCTTGTTTAAAAGGTACACGACCCCATTTACGAAAATAAAACTCACAATTGTCAGGATTATTAATAGCGATGTTCAATGGTCCAAACATTCTTCCAACGCCATCATTATGTGGCATTATATACCCACTCGCATGTAATTTCATAATGCGTACACGCTCATAGGTTTGATAACCCAAAGACTTAATAAATTCGGTGCATGTAGGGAAGTACTCACATGCGTCTGTCCAATGATAATTAGCTTCTTCTACAGTTTTATAACCATATTGTTCATAATTTTCTGTAGCTGTTGGACTAATTCCATGCAATGTAATTGCCGCCCAACCCTCATGATTGTAACTATACTGACGATCCTTTTGTCTATGTCCCACAAACATGTGGTCATTATCAATACATTCTTTATGCATTTTTTTAAAATCTACTGAGAATGTTATAGGAAACCACGGCCAATCTGACCTGTCTAAACTAGTCGGCGCAGGTATTGTAGGTTGCCATTGGTTTGTTAAACTTTCTTTAATGAATTCGTTTAAAATTTCTTTCATATTATTTCTATATCAATAGCACGTTTAATCTTAGAAAATACTTCCAGATTCCAAGATTTTCTAAGTTCGCTGTGGGGGACTAACCAATCTTCCTTATTAGGATGAAAATTTAAAAATGTCTCATCAAGGGCTATTACACCTAAATAATATCTACCTAAAGCTAATTCTAATAAATTATCTATTGGTATCTTAGATTGTAATTCGGATGATTGCTTAATGTACCATTTCCAAAACTGTCTTTCTGTACTTTTATGAGCATTACCAGATGAGTCGCCGAAATTCAACCAGGCTTCAGAACAGAATGTTTCTTGAACCTTAATCATATTATTAGTAATTACTCTTGTGTCATCATCTTCCATGACATGTTGCCAATCTTTACCTAAAGTATTATATCCTAAGTATAACTGACCCCAAGTAAAATCTGTATCTAAAAATAACTTGTCAGTGGGTGTTACTGGCTCTCCCCTTTCAAAGGGTTCATATTGAACCAAACAACTAAACTGAGGGAAGGGACCAGTGTCAATAGCTGTTTCTAAAATATGTATGTACTCATTCAATTTTAGCCATGTATGATGAAATTCTTCTCCGGGAAATAGATTAGAGTCTTTTCCCTGACGTTCGCCATATAATTCAAATTCTTCATGCAAATGATTCAAAGTGTTTGCGTTTATTTCAGCAGTGCTAGTGTAAATCGGTAATTGCTTGTCATAATAACTATTAATCTTATCAATTATTTCATTAATAATTGACATCAATAATTCTAGATCCGTTAAAGTTTTGTTACTAATCTTTAACTCTAACGAATCATTTGTAGCCTTACGGCGGTCTACAATTGATATCCATCTGTCTAATAAACTAGTATAAGGTAGATGATACTGTAATTTTAAATGTTCACCACTTTCCAATTCAAAATGAAATATTGCAATTCTATTCATATAGTCACTTCCCGCTAATATAAATCCATAATTTTAAAATTTGGTACGCCGAGTAGGACTTGAACCTACGACCAATGGATTATGAGTCCACTGCTCTGACCAACTGAGCTATCAGCGTATGTACATAGTATATAGCACTTGCTACATAGTGTCAAACTATTTGGTACCCCCGATGAGAATCGAACTCATGTGAACCAATTATCTGTTGCTTACGGGATATAAATCCGCCGTTTTACCATTAAACTACAGGGGCATTAATAAATACTATATGATTCCATTTGAACATAGACAAACAGTAGAAATCTTTTACAAATTATTCAGTAAAGATCCATATGATCCTAAACAACTATCTTGGGTGCTTCCTAATGACTTTGTACTAGATCCAGTGTTACAAGTAACGCCTAAAACAGAATCAATAGTAAAAGTTCATATAGAAAACAAAGAATTCATACCTAATTACATTGTAGAAGAAAAGCCTTTCATTCTATCAGGTACTGAATTCAATAACTTATAATTGGCGACCCACCAGGGACTTGAACCCCGACCAACGGTTTTGGAGACCGCTATGCTGCCATTACACCAGCGAGCCATTGATTGAATTTGTAAGCCTACGCCGCTTTTATCGTAGATTTATTCAGGACTTACCGGCCGCCTAGCCTGACCTCGCTCGCTGCGCTCACGATGGATATCACTTGGGATCCATCCAGCGTAGTCTCCTTTACAGACCCTTGCAGTTCCCCGCAGGGTGGGAGTTGAACCCATTTGCCTTTTACTGTTTTGGTCCTTCGAAGAAACCTAGACAGCGTGACTTCACTTGCTGACGCTTACAAAACTTGGTGGAGACGGTTGGACTTGAACCAACAATGCCGCGAGGCGGAAGATTTACAGTCTTCTGGGGTTACCAATTTTCCTACATCTCCAAAATTTTCATACCATATAGAAACATTTTTGATATCAGTCTAATGCTGGCACATCAGGCCTTTCGCCCCTGCCAGGGGACCGAACAGAGCACCGCGAGTTGGCGATGATGCCCGTCAAAAATGCTTTTATATAGCTACCATATAAAAACACACTGCCGATCATGGCACCGTTGTCCGTGCCTTACTCTAGCCATATACTATCCTGTTAAGCTATTAAGATAATACCAGTAATTGAGGCTTCAATCAATACAACTAAACAGTGTGTTTTTATATGGTAGGACCGGGGAGGTTCGAACTCCCGACAAATGGATTAAAAGTCCACTGCTCTACCAACTGAGCTACGATCCCATGAATTGGTCCCTCCACACAGATTCGAACTGTGACTTCTCGGATTAAGAGTCCGGTATGCTACCGTAACATCTTGAAGGGATAGTACGTATTAGATTGTCTTTTACGTGCCATCCCTAGACCTACATGGAATCTAGTGATGACACTATCGTTTCATTGAACGTTTCATGTCATTTCCTTTTGTTAAACTTTTTCGTAACCTAGGTCTACGTTTTCGCTGTAGTACCCATTGCTTTCACCTAGCCATCGTACATCTACATACCCTTTGCGAGTAGCAAACTTATAAAATGTCCAAGTTACTGATTCGTGATATTCATCTTCAAATCCAACCGGAGATTCTCCGGATACTTCTTCTGCTACTAATAGAGGTTCCCCTACTAGGTCAGACAAATCACCTACGATATCATTGATGCTAACTGATTCGCAACAATCTTGTGAGTGAAAGAAAACATAACGGTCGTTATCATTTTCAAACACCATAGTGCCACCAGTTTCTGTAACTGAAGTAAACACTTTACCCACCATGTCTACTAACTTAGCAGATGAGTCATAATCGTAATACATTACATTTCCTTTCTTTTTAAAATTTGGAGTGACGGGTCAGATTTGAACTGACGGTTTTTCGGATTTGCAATCCGATGCAATGGGCCGCTCTGCCACCGTCACGTAAATAGAGAGTCAGGTTGCAGGACCTAGTGCCTCTTGCGAGGGAAGTATCCAGGCGATATGACTCTCAAACTTGGCGTTGAGTGTGGGATTTGAACCCACGGTCCATATTACTACAGACGACACCTTAGCAGGGTGTTGATTTAAGCCACTCATCCAACTCAACATATTTGGCGCACCGCACGGGATTCGAACCCGTGATCTCCGCCGTGACAGGGCGGCGCCTTAGGCCAGACTGAGCTAGCGGTGCATGAACTGCTTACAGGACACCCCTATGGGCTTGGTTGTTTAAGAGTACGCCTACCCAGCGACTCTCCTATAAAACTGGTACTCGGAAGGGGAATCGAACCCCTCTTACATACGTGAAAGGCATGTGTCCTAACCGATAGACGACCCGAGCATACTATATGAAAACACACTTCGGATACTGTACTAAACAGAAACTATCCAACACGGGCTATCCCGCTGAAGCATGTTTACATATAACTACTATATGAAAATACATTAGGGAAGTTCTTGACACGCATCACCAACTTGCGTCAAGACCTCATTACGTGCCTAGTTGTTCCGTCGCCTCCCTGGAGTTTGGTATAGTTCTTGCCCTTTGACTCGATGGTGTCTCGTCATACTCTAGAACCCTCCTGCTTCATGGGTATCCGGTTCGTATCAACCTTCGTTCACCCCTAACGGACTAGGTAACCCTAATGTGTTTACATATAGTCCCTGTAACTTAAACAGGGCTATATGACAATTAAAATTTTAACGAACATTACAACTAGTCTCAATCGACTACGTTGTTTAAATATTACTGTGGCAGTAATTTTTCAACTGCCAGCCTCGGGGATTTCTCCCTTTGCTTTATACTCCGAGGACCCATGTTGACATGGGTCTCTTGTGGTACCACCGTTTCTCGGCGGTCTCAGAGTAGTTTAGGCTGAGTCACAAACTCATTTAATGTTTCCTGCTTGACTTTTTGCTATTGCTAGCGTGTCTCGCTTTTTGAAACAACCTGCTTTCTCAACTCATTAAATGTATTATACATCTAATCGGATTTATCGTCAATTCTTTTGTGTTGTATTTTTACGTCACTCAGAATCTTCAACTCACCTTTGAATCAATCTCTCAACTCATTAAACATAGTATAGCACCAAATGGGTTTATCGTCAAATTTTTTGTTGTTGTATTTTTACTACAGAATTGTAATACTATTGTTTCTTGGTCCGGCGTACAGGAATCGAACCCATATTCACGGTGTAGAAGACCGCTGTATTATCCGTTATACTAACGCCGGAAAATTTGTTTAGGCTAAGGATTGTCTGAAAACTTCTAATTCTGCATCAGTGAGAATTAGTTCCAGTTTGTTTTGTTTTGCTGATGGGTCTCTTGCCCAATCATATACTGTATAGATATGTACGTAGTTGCTACCCTCTGGTATATCTAACTTGCGTGTTTCACAAAATAGTTTATAACCTGCGTTTTCACTAACTAACATACTTACTCCATAAAATGTTTGGCTCCACAGCCTGGGCTCGAACCAGGGACCAATTGATTAACAGTCAACTACTCTACCGACTGAGCTACTGCGGAATGAATTACTTGGTGCCGAATGTCTGGTTCGAACAGACGACCTATCGCTTACAAGGCGATTGCACTACCACTGTGCTAATTCGGCATATTTTTATTTAACTGAAGTATATCACAAGGAAACTTTTCTGTCAAGTCCCCTGTGATATTTTTACGACAATAAGATTCTACTGTGCTTTGGAACACCTGCAAGCAAGTAGTCCATTTGATCCGAAAGTATTGTGCGGTTCTGTAGAATCATGTTTTCATAGTGATTGGGTGCGTATGGAACGTACAACAATTCAAGACCACATTCTTTTAACAGTTTGTGACCCTTCTTTGCGTTACAGTCCTTACATGCAGTAACCACATTCATCCAAGTGTTTTCACCACCTCGGCTCTTAGGCAGAATGTGGTCACGACTTAGATTGTTGTAGTTGGGGAAATGTCCGCTACAGTATGCACATACATAACGGTCACGACCGAATAGTGTACGATTGCTTAGTGCAACTTGTGCATGTTTATGAGGATTGAAACCATGACCCTTGATAGCAATTATGCTAGTAGTTTCTAGGTAACTCATTTCACCGTCATTTTGTACACCACCACGATACTTAGCTACAACTTCTCCTAATGCCCATGCAATTGCATTCTTTGCATGGTAGGTAATTGCGTCATCGTATGAGATCCACTGTCGGGGAACTCCTGAGATATCTAGTGCTAGAACAGCCATTTTCTACTCCTTTGTTGCTATTGTCACTATAACTATTTAACTAGTTTGGAGGGTCGTAGAGGAATTGAACCCCTGACATCTTGGTTCGAAGCCAAGTACTCTATCCACTGAGTTAACGACCCATTACTATAACAGATAATTGAATTACTGTCAATTATTTGTTGACAAAAGAAAACCCGCACAGTGCGGGATTTTTAAATGGTGAAAAATTATTTTTTATAAAGCGGGCCGCGCCGATTATACGCATCCCAATTTTGTCCGTTACTAGTTAAACGATATTCTTCCCAATTTTCCCAATCAAATGCAGTATCTTCAGGAGCTCTATAATCACAATCTACGATTTCACTGCCTGTTTTGGTTGCTAAAACAGAAGAACTAAAATTTTGTAAAAACCATTCAAGTTGAGATTGATTATAAAATAATACATATATAATAGCCGAGTCACTACCTATACCCTCAAGATGATGGCTATATACTAGTCCAGTTTCAGAGACAGCAGCCATACAAATTGGAAATTCAGTTTGATGTGGATTAGCTAGTCCCATATCTACTTGACTTTTATAATATTGTCGATGTCGATTAAAATCTTCTATTGTTACGAGTTTTACTCCTTCAGTATTTAAGAAATCCTTATTCAATGATAATGAGGAATAAAGTACTAATTTTTTAGTGTAAATCCATTCTTGCATATAAATTCTCCGTATATTTAATATACTATTTATCTTAATTGGTACCCCCACTGAGATTTGAACTCAGATATCTTTTAAGATGCTCCCTTTTGAGGAGAGTGACTTTACCAATTTGTCTATAGGGGCATTAATGGTACCAAGAGTTGGGATCGAACCAACCACACCCGATTCTTCAGACCGGTGCTCTACCAACTGAGCTATCTTGGCATTGTTTGGGGAGTTACACGGGGAACGATCCCGTACTACCAGTTTCACAGACTAGGGTGCGAACCTCTACACTAGTAACTCCATAGAAAAGAACAGGATGCTTATTTTTCAATTAAAAGTTGAATTTTTTATTTGCTGAACGCATCCTAAAAGTGGTCTGGGTAGGAGGATTTGAACCTCCAGCCTCCGAGTTCCAAGCCCGGCCGTCTACCAAGTTGACAATATACCCAGTTATTTTTGGCGGAAGACAGAGGAGTCGAACCCCATCCCTGTTAAGAGAACCTGGTTTTCAAGGCCAGTCGGCGGACCATCCCACCTGCATTATCTTCCATTGTTTGGTGGACCGTAAGAGAATCGAACTCTTACTTCCGAGTTGCAAGCCCGGTGTGCTCCCATTATCACTAACAGCCCATAAATAAGTTTTCGAGAACTAATTCGGTGTACACTTGAATTAGTTTGTCTCGTATACAAGAGTTTATCGACCTTTATAATCTACTGGTGTGTCACACATGCCGCCATGTGCTAGATTACAAGGGACTCAATCATATCGTCTATCCCGAAATTTGGTAGCCAATGATGGGAACGATCCATCGACCCCCGCCTTATCAAGACGGTGCTCTACCACTGAGCTAATTGGCCAAATTGTTTGGTAGTTGAGGTCGGACTCGAACCGACGATAAACACCGTATGAAGGTGGTGCATTAGCCACTATGCTACTCAACCATATAGAAACACATTACACAATTAAACCTCTGCAATGCCATTGCTGATTCGGGTTCGTATAATGTGTTTTTATATGGTGCTGATGGCGGGATTTGAACCCACGACCTCTTTCTTACCAAGAAAGTACACTACCACTGTGTTACATCAGCATATTGGTGCGACCGGAGAGATTCGAACTCCCGACTCCTAAGTTCGTAGCCTAGTACTCTATCCAACTGAGTTACGGTCGCATTATAAAACAGGATAGCATCTTTTTTTCATTAAAAGTGAAATTGGATTTGTTTGCTGTTGCTATCCTAAACTGGCATCCTGCACGGGAATCGAACCCGTCTCTGCGACTTGAAAGGCCACTGTTCTAGACCGATAAACTAGCAGGATATAAATTTGGCAGAGGGTACTGGGTTCGAACCAGTGATAACAGAGTCAAAGTCTGTGGTGTTACCGCTACACTAACCCCCAACATATTATTCTAGCAGTGCGTACTTTCGTCCTTCACAGGGTCTATTTTTTTCCTCGCACTATGCTATTCTAAAACACACTCACCCGAATGGACATATCCTGCAAGAGTTCCGCCTACTGTCGGAAGTGTGTTTTAGAATAGCGTGATGTATCTTTCAACATCCACGCTATGGTAGGGTTGATACCCTACCCAGTGATTTTAATCTCTATGTTTTCGCCATAGATTTCATCCTACTGTCCGCCCGTTCGTAACATTTTTATAGTGATGTATTCCGGCCCTCGTTGCCTATCAACACTTGTATCTTAGTTTGTAGCTTTGGCTTTCACCTTAGCATTAAGATACTGTTTAGCTAACTTGATTTTTTGTTCAATCAACTTTTGCTTTTGTTCTTCTGTTAACGTATGATTCCTTAACCATTCCGTTTTGTCAGAAGAACCGTATTCTATCTTACTATCCATTTATCGTCAATTCCTTTTGTTGTTTTTATGCTACAAAAGCAAAAACCCCTGAGACTGTTTAGTTTCCCAGGGGTTCAAAATAATTTGTTATGATGCTAACTTGTTATTCCGTTCCCCGGGGCGTTTGTTCTGTATTATCATTTGAGCCACGAATACTTGTAGGATATGCTGGTACAAAAGAGGCTAAGGTTATTCTAGACCATAGTCCCATATGTTTCAGCGATTTACAAGTTTTATTCATCATAGTCTCTTATTTAGTCCTGGTTTACAAATTTCTTTTTTTAAGTCGCTTTTCGGCGCTTTTTCTTAATTCATGCATGAAGTATACATCAGATTTGATTTAAAGTCAACCTTCTGTTTACCCAATTTATTTAGTGACATTCGTTTCAGTCATTAAATATATCATGATATTTAATCCCAACGAACACACCGTTGTTTTTCTTAGCTACGATGAACCCAATTGTGATGAAAATTTTCAACACTTACTGACACTTAGACCAGATGCTCTCAGAGTACATGGTGTCAAGGGTTCTGATACCGCTCACAAAAAAGTTGCAGAGATATCATTAACTAAGAACGTGATTATAGTCGATGGTGACAATATTGTCAACCGTGATTTCTTCCATACTACTATTGAACTCAATGATGATGTTGACCTTAGCACTAGTGTTTTAAGTTTCAGTGGATTGAACTGTATCAACGGAACAAAATATGGGAACGGTGGCATCAAAGTCTGGCCCACTGAACTGATAAAGAACATGCAAACGCATGAAAATAGCCAGAATCTTGAGACCAAAGTAGACTTTCACTTAGAAAATTATCTGCAATTGAATCATGCGGGTAGTACAGCTATGATTAGCAGTAGCCCAAAACAAGCATGGAGAGCAGGGTTCCGTGATGGTGTCAAACTATGTTTGAACGATAAGGGTGTGATATGCGAACTTGATGAGATAGATTGGCGTAACTTTGACAGATTGTGGAACTGGATGCACATAGGGCAAGATGTTGAGAACGGATTATGGGCTATATATGGTGCTAGGTTAGGTGTTTATATGACAGTCATCAAACGATTTGATTACACTGAAATAGAAGATTTTGATTACTTAGATAGAATTTTTAATAACGCAATATCATCTGTAAACTTGATTGAAAAATGTAATAATTTGGGAAAAGCAATCAATCATATAAAGATAAAAGATATGTTATCGGTTGAACATAGCAAACGATACAAAGAAACAGTTAGTCCTGTTTATCGTAGCCCTGAACTGTTTTTAAAAGAACCACATAGCAAGGAGTACGACATTGTGTTCATTAGCTATCATGAACCAAACAGTGACTACAATTATAAGAAACTATGCGAACGATTCCCGAGAGCAAAAAGAGTTGTTGGGGTAGTTGGATCACATCAAACATATATTCAGGCTGCTAAACTATGCTCAACTGACTATTTTTGGGTAGTAGATGCTAACGCAGAGATAGTAGATGATTTCAATTTTGATTATGTTGTTTCATTTTATGATATACTTAAAGTTAGGATATGGCGTGCAAAAAACGTTGTCACTGATATGGTATCCGGTTACGGCGGTGTTAAACTATTGCCAAGAACACCGACTATTAGAATGAACAATATTAAAATTGAGCATGTCATGGTTGTCAGTAATATGACTAGAAGTGGTTCACAATGACAGATTTTACATCAATACCTTGGACTAAGATTGTTAGGTTTGGTCAAGCTACTATGCTTGATGAAAATCTATTTTCAATCAGTTGGATACTAGGAAGATTCTGTAATTACAAATGTAGTTACTGTTGGCCCTATGCTAACACACAAATACCCGATCACCAAGAACTAGAAGTCTATCTAAAGACAATGGACAACATTAGAATGCAAGCCGCCGGTAATGGATACACAAAGTTTCATTGGTCATTCAGTGGTGGTGAACCTACAGCATACAAACACTTCTTAGTGTTAGCAGAACGTACATTGTATGATAATATACACATGACTACTAATCTAAGTCCCGGCATTCAATGGTGGGAACGATGGTTGAAGGCAACTGAATTTAGTAGACGCCGTAGTATTACTGCTAGCTTTCACCATGAGTTTGCAGATGAAAAGGAGTTTGGTGATAAGATATTGTTCTTGAACCAAAATGATGTATTTGTAACAGTCAATCAAGTAATGGTTCCAGAACAGTTTATGGACTTGTATACACGTTGTAAACGATTCAGTGAACGGGGAATTAATGTTACATTAAAGCCACAAAGTGACCCAACTGCTAGTAAAGTAGTTGACGGATACACCGAAGATATGATACAATTGATGAGAAGAGGATTTCCGCAACATGTTAGGGAAGAAGAATTGTTACAAGTAAAATTAATAGACAATGAAGATAAAGTTTGGCACTTAGACCAAGCTGAACGATTCAATGCATTTGGCTTTAATAAGTTTGAAGGCTGGATGTGTAACAGTGGCTATCAAGGTATTGTTATACGTGGGAATGAAGTTAAACGTAGTTATAGTTGTCATGACCAAAGACTTGGTACACTGAGTGAGGGTTTTACTATCTTTGATAAACCTACAATCTGTACTACCACAAGCTGTGTTAGCAGTGCTGACAGCAAGATACCAAAAATTAAATTAGGAAAAATCTAATGGGGATGTTAAACACTATTAGAAGTTTTATTCGTAAACAGCAAGCATTAAGAGTAATACGAAAAAAGAAAAACTCAAAAGAATTATCACCCAAAGATGTAATATGTGCAGTACCTTGGATGCATCTAGCATTTGAACCTGATGGTAAAATTGTACCATGTTGTCTGACTAGTCCTTATAATTATTATGCAGGAGATCTCACTACCGAACCAATTGAAAAGATTTGGAATAGCGATAACATGAAGTTGTTACGTAAAGAGATGATGGAAGGTCGTGAACCTAATATATGTTCTACGTGTTTCAACCAAGAAAGAGTTACTGGTGAGAGTTCCCGCATATTTCATAATAACGATTTTAAGAGTGTATTAAAAAACATACCAATCATTACTGAAGCCGACGGAACCTGTAACAAAATGGAATTGAAATACTGGGACTTTCGTTTCAGTAATCTATGTAACATGAAGTGTCGTAGTTGTGGCCCAAGATTTAGTTCTGCTTGGGTACCCGATGCTAAAAAGCTAGGTTGGATTTCAAATCAAGAAAAAGTTTGGAATATTGAATCCGTTAATAATATGTCAAATTTTGATTTCCTAAAAGATCAGGTTAAACATGTTGAACGAGTTTATTTTGCAGGTGGTGAACCCTTAATCATGCCAGAACATTGGCAAATACTTGATATGTTGATTGAGAATAAACGCACTGATGCGTATATTTCATACAATACAAATGCATCTACTCTTACTTATGGCAAAAAGAATGCGTTAGATTATTGGAAGTTATGGAAACCCGGTAAGGTTGAAGTTTGGACAAGTATTGATGAGATAGGTGAAAGAGCCGAGCTATTACGTTCAGGAACTGTTTGGCATAAAGTTGAAGATAATTTAAAACAAATGGCAGCACTGGACAACATTGTAGTTCGCCCCGGAATCACTGTTGGTGCTTGGAATGTATTCAGACTCCCTGAAATCATTGAGCATTTAGTAAATATAGGTGTAATTACTAGTAAGCACAATCATCAAAATTTCTTTATCAATCTATTACAGTTTCCAGAACACTATCATGTAAGTATTCTTCCGGATCATTTCCGCAAAACAACATTAGGAAAATTGAAGACTTTCATTAAAGAGTTTAATGCAAAACATAAAACATCTATCGACAACCGTTTCACTCATATCATACACGAATTAGAAAAACCTCATAGTATGAAAAATCGTTTGAAATTTATAGTAATTTCTAACAGTGTAGATAAAGTAAGAGAAGAAAATATATTCAACGTGATACCAGAACTTCAAGTTTTAAAGGAACTAAAATGACACAAAGAATTTTAATTATGGGACTACCTGGATCAGGTAAAACTACATTAGCACAAGAATTGCAAAAACAATTACAAAATGCTAACAAATTAGTAGGTTGGTTAAATGCTGACGAAATCCGTGAACAGTACAATGACTGGGATTTTTCAGAGTCAGGACGCATTCGCCAAGCAAAAAGAATGCGTAAATTAGCCGACAAACTTACTGCATATGATTATATGATTGCTGACTTTGTAGCACCATTAGTAGAAATGCGTAATCTATATAAAGCAGATTGGACTATTTGGGTAGATACTATCCGTGAAGGTCGTTATGCAGATACCAATGCTATGTTTGTAGAACCCGAAGTATATGATTTCCGTATCACTGAACAAAATTGTGAGAAATGGGCTGAATTTATTACAGATCATATTGTTGAAAATCGCAGACGTCCTGTTTTTAATTGGAAAAAAGAAACGGTGCAGATGTTGGGGCGCTGGCAACCATGGCATGATGGACATCGTGCATTATTTGATAAACTGATACAACGTACTGGACAAGTTGTCATACAAATTCGTGATGTACAGGGTTGGCAAGGCAGTAATCCATTTGAAATTAACCAAGTTACTAAGTTTATTCGTAGAGATTTAGATCCAATATATCAAGGACAATATGAAATACAAGTAGTACCTAATATTGTTCACATTGGATGGGGTCGTGGAGTTGGATATACCTCGGGCGAAGAGACATTTGATGATGCTGTTACGGATATTAGTGCTACAAAAATACGCAAGGAATTAGGCCTTGAATGACAATAAGATACACTGAGAAAAACATCTGATAAGTAATTAATATGAAAATTGATACTGAACATTTACATTTTTGGATGCAGGCTATACGCCAAAGTCCTGATCCCATGCGTACACTTGATGGATTTTGGAGTGGGCAACTCAAAAGTAAAGAATGGTTAATTGAAAAATTAGAACCATATGTTCATAAGCCATCTTTCATTGAGATACACGGTGGCTGGTTAGGAATATTATCTAGTATGATATTCCAAAGTAATATTCCAGTAACTCAAATTTGGAGTACTGATATTGATCCGGCATGTGAACCAATAGCATCAATGATGAACAAACAAGAAGAAATGGTCGGTAGATTCAAAGCTATTACCGCAGACATGTGCCATCTTTCTTATTTGCGTCAACAAGAAAACGAATGGTCTGTAGGTGACATAATTATTAACACTAGTTGCGAACATTTAACACAAGCACAATATGATTTTTGGTTGACTCAATTGCCTAAAACAGCATTGGTAGTAGTGCAGAGTAACAACTATGATCTACCAGAACATGTTCGTACCGCAAAAACATTAGCAGAATTTAAAGAACAAAGCAAGATGAATGCAATGTGGTCTGGTTCACTAACAACACCACTATATGAACGTTGGATGATTATAGGATATAAGAATGTTTAGTTTTGATGAGTTGTCAATAATACATATTGAAATTTCAAATAGGTGTCAGGCCTCCTGTCCTATGTGCCCTAGAAATATTCACGGGGGCATTACTAATCCTCTATTACCCATCAATGATTGGAAAATAGATGATTTTGTAAATATATTTTCTAAGGAAATACTAGAACAAGTTAATACGGTTAATTTCTGTGGTAACTTTGGGGATCCATTGATGAACAATGATCTGATTAAGATGTGTGAATACTTAAAAACTAATGCCCCAAATATAGAAGTATTGATTCACACAAATGGTAGCATGAGGTCTACCATTTGGTGGAAAACATTGTATCAATCATTACCAAATAAACATAATGTGATTTTTGCCTTAGATGGATTAGAGGATACACATCATTTATACCGCATGAATACCGATTACAATCTGATCATCAAAAATGCTAAAACTTTTATTGCTGAAGGTGGAAACGCTGAATGGTGTTTCATTAGATTCAAACATAATGAACATCAGGTTAATGATGTTGAACAATTATCCAAAGAATTGGGGTTTAAGAAATTCACATTGAAAAACAGTAGACGAATAGGTAAGGGGCAATTGTTTCCAGTAGTTGACTCCTTAGGTAAAGTTTTATATAACATTGAAACTCCTACTGATAGCGTGATTAAATTTGTTGGTAAAAAAGAATTATCAGGGCATCAACAATGGGAAGATGCCGACAACATAAATTGCCTAGCAATTACACACAAAGAATTGTACATTGATGCTCATTATCAACTTAGTCCTTGCTGTATGATAGGAGCGTTCTTGTATACAAATTATGATATTGATTTTCTTAAAAAATTTAACTTGTATCAAGAAGATTCCGTAATTGAGGAGGGTATAAAAATAAAAAATCAAGTATTAGAGTTTCCTCGTCTTAATGTGTTAGATACGGGTTTAAAGAATATCATTAATACTGAACAATGGCAAACAATGTGGCAGAAAAAATGGAAGGATCGATCAAGTTCTACTTGTATTATAATGTGCGGATCATCTAGCCCGTACCTTGGTGTAGATGAACAACGAATTAAGATAAAAACCAATGTTTAAGTTTAATGTATTAAATCAGTTACATTTAGAAATAACCAATAACTGCCAAGCCAGTTGTCCCATGTGTAATAGAAACATTAACGGTGGATTAGATAATCCACTAATCAAAATACAAAATTGGTCTTTGGAAGATTTTAAATCCATCATGTCCTTAGAGATACTTCATCAAATTAAAAGTTATTACTTTTGTGGTAACTTTGGTGATCCTATGATGAATAACGACTTAATTGAAATGTGTAGTTATTCTAAAACCGTAGCGCCTGAGGTTCATATAAGTATTCACACTAACGGTGGCGCTAGGACTACACAATGGTGGAGTGAATTGGCTATTTCTCTTCCAAATAATCACAATGTTGTATTTGCCTTAGATGGATTAGAGGATACACACCATTTGTATAGAATCAATACAAAATATGAAACAGTGATTAAAAATGCCAAAGCATTCATTGCCGCTGGAGGAATAGCTGAATGGGTATTCATTAGATTCAAACACAATGAGCATCAAGTAGAGAATGCAAGACAGCTTGCAAATGAAATGGGGTTTTCTAAATTTACTATTAAGAATAGCAGTCGATTTATTTTAGAACCACAAGTTAAGGTAATGAATCGTGATGGAACTTTATCTCATTATATAGAACCTGCATCAGATACTCCTTTAAAATTCATTGACAGGAAAACTATAGATTCGTATAAAGACGTATTAGAGCATTCAAAAATAGAATGTAGAGTACAAAAAAACAAAGAAGTGTATATTGATGCTTATAAAAATTTATATCCATGTTGTTGGGTGTCAAGTGTCCCTTATAGTCACATTCCAAAAGATGGTGCTTCTACTGTTAGGACGCATATGTTAGAACAACACCATGAACTAATGAGTAAATTAGGAGATACCAATACGCTTATTCGTTCTGTAAAAGAAATCATAGAAAGTAATGAATATCAAAACGTTTGGGATAATTATTGGAACACTAATAAATTAATAGTGTGTGCGAGGACATGTGGGGTGAACACCTCGTTTGCTAAACCTATGGATCAAATTGTAAATGAGTGAAAAAATAAAAAATTATATTAAATTAATAGAAGAACGTACAGGATCTCCTACGTTTTGTGCTTTACCCTGGATTCACTTAGCTACTCGACCCAACGGTGACGCTAGACTATGTTGTGTTACTAATGCAAGTGGTGCAAGTACAGGAGATCACACTGTGGGTCTGGTGAAGAAAGAGAACGGCAAACCTGCCAACTTTGGACGTGAAACCCCATTGGAATCATTCAACAATGAATACATGCGTGATGTGCGATTAACTATGCTAGACGGAAAGATTCCTGCTAGTTGTACTAAATGCTTTGAAGAAGAATCGAACGGCGTAGTAAGTAAACGTCTATGGGAAATGTATGAGTGGAATCGTGATGGTTTAGATTTTAATAAACTCATTGATGAGACTGATGAGACTGGTAAAGTGCCACCTATCATTCGTTACTTAGACTTGCGATTAGGACATACATGCAATCTAAAGTGCGTGATGTGTAGCCCGCATGATAGTAGCAAATGGTTGCAAGACTATGATAAGTTAATAGCTAAAACAAAAAGCACTATAGTTATCAAACAAGTAGAGTTTGACAAGTCTGAATTCAATAATACTTGGTATGAAAAGCCAGAATTCTGGGACGATATCTTTGAGCAGATTCCAAACATCACACAACTATACTTTGCCGGCGGTGAACCACTAATGATTAAAGAACATCGTAGATTCTTGAATGAGATAATCAAGCGAGGATATGCTAAAAATATAAATCTACGTTACAATAGCAATGGCATATTTGTTAATGAAGATATCATTAATGTTTGGAGTCAATTCAAACAAGTTAGATATGCATTTAGTATTGATGGAATTTTTGACCGTAATCATTATATTCGGTTTCCCACTAATTGGGAAGACATTGAACGTAGTTTATGGTTAATGGATTCGGCACCGGACAATATACATTGTGCTATTGCATGTGCAGTGCAAGTGTTTAACGTTAAACATATCATTGACTTTGCTAAATGGAAACTATCACAGGGTTTTAAGAAAATCAATAAATTTAAACTAGACGAGTATGAAACCGGTGGCGGAATTATTAATCTACACTTACTGTATATCCCTACCTTCTTAAGTGCTAGGATTCTACCACAAGAAGATAAAGAGCAGTTAGTAAGAGACTTTGCAGAGTTTAAACAATGGTTATGGGATAACTACAGACAAGATGATAACTTCTGGCATGACAATCCCTATGGATGGAAGCGTTGGGAAGGTATCTTAAAATTTATAATGGCCGAAAACCATACTCATTTACTTCCTGACTTTAAAGAATATGTAAATAACTTAGATAACATACGAACAACTGATGCAAAAACAATTTTCCCCGAACTGGTAAACATATTATGAAAAAATTCCCTATAAAAATTATATCTACACTAGAACCCAATGTTCTTCAAGTAAGATTTATACCCACAGATATTTGTAACTATAGTTGCTCATACTGTTTCCCCGGTTCAGGTAACGTCGGTAAGTATAGATATCCAAAAAACGTTGAAACTATAATTAAGAATTTTCGAATTCTATTTGATGCTTATACTAAAAATCTCAATAAGACACAATTTCATTTGTTTTTTACCGGTGGGGGAGAACCCACAATGTGGCCTCATATTGAAAGATTTTGTGAAGGAATAAAAGAGAAGCATGATGTTAGATTAACTGCAATTACGAATGGCTCAAGAACCATTAGATGGTGGGAAGAAAATTCTAAATTCTTTGATGCAGTGAATATAAGTGTTCACCATGAATTTGCTGATATTGACCATGTCATTAATGTAGCAGATATGTTACATGGTAGAGGAGTTAAAATGCTTGGCTTAATGTTAATGGATGCTCAACATTGGGATAAATGTGTTTCACTAGTCGAAAAAATGAAAGATAGCAAGTATCCCTGGATGATTCAGACAAAAGAAATTATTGATGCACCTCTCAGAGGAATGGATGCATACAATGAAGAACAAATTGCATACGTAAATGCTAGTCTCAAGCGTGTTCCGGATTCTGATTGGATCATTAAAAATTATGATATTCTTAGACCATATGAGAGTGTAGTAATGTTCAATGACGATACCTCTTTCCCAGCAAGAGCGCATTCTATTATTGTTAATCGGTGGAACGATTTTGAAGGTTGGAAGTGCAATGTAGCACTAGAAACATTATTAATCAATGCTGACGGGTCTGCAACCGGGTCATGTCAAGAACCTGTATTCGGAGATAATATTCCAAATGTATTTTCAGAAACATTTGAACAAGACTTTGCACCTATCATTGATTTCAAACCAATCATTTGTCCAAGAAAAACATGCGGATGCCAACCCGAAACACACGTTACGAAATCTTTAGTTTTGTAATAGGTATATCAGCAGCGCAAGTACAGAAGTTTCTGTCACACGTGACAGGTTTTGTTGGACTAACAAAGTTACTGTTATATATGTTGCCTAGACTTCCACCTACTCTACACGTGGCTCTGTGAACGTCCCCATCCCAGTTAATCATTAGGCTTTCTAGTCCGGCATTGCATGACCAATCTTTGTATTGGTTCATGTGAAGTTTGATAACATCATTAGAATGCATTATTGTATCAACATCAATCAAACAATTGCCTTGAACTGTAGCTTCTTGTTCTTTAATCCAATCTAAGTCTTCAGGTGTATATCGCAGGTCATCAAACAAATCAGGATCACCCTCTGTCCAGCGTATTCTTCTGATTGCATAAGGGATGTACCATACTTTACACTTTACAACAATATCTCTAACTTCGTTCATTTTATTATGTAGGGCCATTATGTTAACCATCAACTTATCTTTAACTTCAATGACACTGGCTATAGTATCTAATATTTTGCGGTAGTCATATTCAAAATGGATGCTAAAAACATAATGATCAACACGTTGTTTTGTGTACCAGGCCGCTGTTCTAGTCCCATTAGTTGTTACACTAATCCAACTAACTCCTGCATCTCTACAGTATTCTATAAGTTCCGAGAAATTAGGATGTACTGTTGGCTCTCCGCCGGTGAAGCTGAGGCGTATGGGTTTATCTAACATCTTTAACTTGTCTACCGTTGCTTTGAGTATTGCTATATCAGTGTGTGGACTACTGTTATCATGTATACTACTTGGGCAATAACTACAATCATAGTTACAGCGTTTGCCTAGATTCCATTCAATCTTAATAGAATCTTGATGTGGCCAGCGACTTGTTATTTTATACATAAATTTTAAACTCCGGGGTAACATCTAAGAAACTTTGGTTGCGTGTAGCATCAAGTTGCATATTAAAGTTAATTGTGTCATTCCATAAATGATGTTCATCTTTTGCCTTCATAAAGTTAATTACACCCTGTATCTGATTCAATGTCAATTCATATAGCATTGGATGTTGTTTTACTAGTTTAAAGTTTATCAATCTTTCAGATACATCAGTTAATCTTTCAGTAACTATATTCTTTAAACGTTCTGGTAATACTTGTGTGCTTAGACAGTTAGGATACTTGACCATGTTAGTGTAGAACACAATACCCAAATCATCTAAGAAGTATTCAATCATCTTATCCAACACTAATACGTTTGATACTTGAACTGCTACTGCACCTACGATTCTACTGATGTTAGGTATCTTTTGAACTTCTTTGACATTCTTAATTAATGTATCCCAATCAGCATTGCCCCTGATATACTCATAAGAGTCTTTCATACCATCAATACTTACGTTTAGTGCAACAGACTTAAAGTATGGCCAGTAGTCATAGATATTGCGACTACCTTTACCTAGCATACTCAGGTTAGTAGCATATTTGATTTCAATATCTTTACCATAGGGCTTGAGCATGTCAAGTATTTTATAGTGCTGAGGATCCATTAAGGGCTCACCACCGGCAAACTCTACTCTGCGAAAATACGGTAATAACTTTTCGAAACTATCCCACCAATTAGGATTGTCTTCAAACTTATCTAAATGAGGCTTATTCTTTAGATTGTGCTTATCAACTAAGCCAACAATGATATTGTTTTCTTTCTTATAGAAAGGCTCTACTACTTCCCAATCATTCCAACTTGTGCTATCTACTGGATGACACATACGACATTTAAGATTACATAAGTTGTTGAGTTTGATTTCCATTGTAGGGAATTCAAATGGCATGTTGAAATGTTCATCCATACCATTCATAGCATGAGGGTATAATGTAATGCGACTCTCTGGTATCTTGGGTTCGATGTGACGCTGACGTAAACTCTCAACACCTTGATCCTCTAAGCTAAAGCATGGTTCGCATTCAGGTGGACGTTCACTATGTAACACTTGCTGACGTATACGCCGCATGTTATCATTGTTCCATATTTCTTCTAATGTATTGTCTTGTATATTGCCTATAGGGTGACTACGACAGCATACTTGAATCGCGCCATCTTCTCTAGTAGCAAGCCCAGTAAACGGGTGCATACAAAATGTTCTACTTATTTTGTGCAATTGCCCATCCTCTTTCTTTGCACCAAAAGCATTCCCCGCATTCTGGTACATGTTGTCCTATCTCATATGTTTCATATGTAATATCCGGAAATTCACCTTCACAACTACGTGTAGTAAAGAACAGATCCATGATATTTAAGTCTTTATACTGTTTAACAACCCAATCTTTCTCAATAAATCTAAAGGGGTGAATTGCATCTCTATCCATATGTTTAGTATAACGCAAATGTTGATTATCGTCAGTAGGTTCAATATTTCTCTTATCCATACCACCTAAGTCTATGCCTCTAGGATTATGGGTGACTGCATTATAATATGCATGTACATCTTCATGGAAGCAAATGTATTCAGCGTAACTACGTATCTCCGTGATATCACCTGATACTAGTTTACCATATTCATCAGTTAATGTTGGGCCAGTGTTACCCCATTCTAAGTCAGGTGGAATGAAGTTTTCATATCGGGTAAAGTGTATGTTTTTAAATTTACGTATCAGATAACTGTAAACATCCAATCCATTATACTTTTGCCACGGGCGTGATTTCCACATACGTACATGACTTATTATAAACAAATCAATGTCAAGTTTATTCTCTGTTATATGCTTACATAATAGATATGCAAGCAAAGCACTATCAGCTCCGCCACTAAGACTAATAGCAAGCCGCCGGTAGTCGTTACTAAATGGTATCTCCACCCCATCAACTGTAAAATCATTCATTCAAAAACCTTATTAAGGGACTTAGTCCAACTGGTTGACCGTCACGTAATGCAAGATGTATTGACTTGGTTGGTGTTAGATTAAAGTCAGTACAGATTTTATAATAGCTACTACTATACTTGTTCCAAAGATAGTCTGGGGGCAAGTTTCTTAGAAAATATAGTCCTATCATTGATAACGCACGGTTGTTCATGTGGAAGTCATTCATGATTGTAACACTGTTTGGTGCATCATTCCTACTATAACGGATACCAATTCTATTCCAACCTAGACCCAAACCCTTGCTTAGACTTATACCTACACTATGTATTGCAGTATGGTTAAAATCAAACTCTATATCTCTACAGCAAGTTATCCATGCACCATCTATATGTACAGGTATGTTCTTTTCTAAGCATTCATTGAGTATAGTTTCCATTTGCTCATGCACTTGACCTACTCTAGGGAATGGCAACGCTATGATTAGTGGGACGTTGGGGGCAAGTGATCCAATAACAGAACAGGGTTTGTTTAATCGTTGATGATATCTATAATCACCTTCAATTGTTTGAGCAGGGCCGTCAATGTATATGTTGTCAATGTATTGAGTACAACCGTTGATGATATCTATACGTTGAAAGTGTTCCAGACCAGTGAAGCTATTAAGTGTTGACATACTTAGCCAAGTATGCATTTCCGTTTTAAAGTCAGTGTAGACTTGATCGGTTATGTCTGTAAAAACTCCACCTTTAATTACTTTGGCTATTAGACTTTCAATATGGTTATCTACTAAGGGCTGCGGGCGTTCAATTTCTAACCATTTTGCATCATATGTGGGTGCTATACGAATACGTTCCATAACTTATTTAACGATAGAAGTAGGTGTTCATAAATATTTCATGCTTTCACCAACTAATTTTACTGTGAGTACTAATTTATTTCAGGCGTTATATGACATAACCGACGATCAAGTTATGAAAACTGTTATCAATGAACCAACCGGGGATTTCTTTTATGACCCCTGGGTAATTAAAGCAGAATATGTAGGTACTGTTTGGGAAGAGTTACTTAAGCCATTGACAAACATCGGAGAAGCTAGAAAAATAGTATTAGAACCCGTACAGTGTTATCACGCCCATGCCGACATAGACGATAGATACCATCTTACTATACAAGCTGAAGAATGTTATTTGATAGATTTAGATTTTGGTAAAACACATAAATTAAATGCTGATGGGATCTGGTATGAGATGGATGCAGGTAGATTACATACTGCGGCAAACTTTGGTAGATATCCTAGAATACAATTAGTAGTGCGAAAACTAATGTCGAGACCAGTGTTAAACAACCCCATAAACATAAGATTAACATCATCAATTTCAAGCATCAATGACCGAAGATTTAAATTTGACAATACGATCAGTCCTTTATTAAATTCATTTAACAAACTAGGAGTAATTGACAATTTTTCATTTGGCAATGTTGTTTTGATGACATTGGAAAATGATGTGATACCTAAATTACAACAGAAATTGCCAATTGGATTTGATTTGGAGATAGTATGATTGACACTAGCAAATGGGAATATTTTTATAAGATAGACTATACAGGTGGCCATGAAGTTACTACTAATATGATGTATACTCCCAAAGTCAACTCTGAGAAAACAATGATGTGTATGATCTGGGATGAAAATGAACCATATCAAAACGAAAACACAAAAATGACCAAAGAACTTATCGACTTTTTCTTTGAAAGAGAAATACGATATTTAACCTATTTTCAAAAATTTGATTGGGCGGCTAAACTAATTGAGATTGATAATATTAAGAGAAGTATCTTTATCGAATTTCCCGGAGAAACGTTGAATAACATAGTAACAAATCCCAACAGAAGTTTAGATATAGAATGTCCTGATTGGAAAGATCAAATTTTTAATATATTAAAAGACATCAAAGAATGTGGCTATTATAAAATGGCATTATATCCTCACTGTTTCTTCATAAATAATAATAAGATAACTACGTTTGATTTTTATGGTTGTATAGAGATGTCATATCCATATATAGAAAGAAATAAAATAGAGGGCTTGATCGGTCCTGATAGTAGTAGTAGATTTGATTCTGCTACTACCAAAGATGTAGTTGATTTCTCAGTTTTTTTTAAAAATACAATGATAAGCCACTTGCATAATACTTGGTCTCAAAACCCATTCCCTGAATTTTATAGAAAGTTATTTGATGAAAAATTGTAAATTGTTGCCGTTATATAATGAAATAGATTGGAACGCTTTGATCGAATCATTGGGGTTACCGGAGGAAGTACATCAACCAGATACTAACTGGCTTCTGTGGGAAGCAATGGAAAAAGACGGTAATGAAATGAAAGTTGTTTTCAAAAATTGGAAAGAAGCTAATTTCAATCTTCTTGCTATTAAATGGAGTAATTACTATCCAGGTACTGGTTTTCCGTTAGAGATTACTGAAAAAATAGTAGATCATTTGGGATTAAATGGTATGCATCGTGCATGGATTAGTAGATTAGACCCTGGAAATATGGCACCTTGGCATTTTGACGGTGATGATAATGTTGATGAATATCTTAAAAAAGGCGTTCCTAGAAGGTTTGTTTGTTGCATTTCTAAGCCTACACATGGTCATATTTTTTACTTAGGAAAAGAAGAACAAGATTATTTTGTTTCCAGTCCTCAAGGTACTTTATTTGAATGGAATAACTTTAGAGACTGGCATTCAGGGATCAATGCCGGTTTAACTCCAAAATATCAATTTCATATTATTGGATATTAAAAACTGTACTTGAAGATTTCAATGTCACGCTGTGACAATTTTTCAACAATTGTTCTAGTATTGTGACTATAGTAATCTTTATATGAGCTATGGTTAGTCACGTATAATTTAGGCAGCGTGTCAAAACATCCATAGAACTGTTGTATCTGTGAAAAGTTTTCTGCTAAATTTTCAAATCTTAAAACTAAATTTACAGGACAATCTAACCATTCAATTTGTTCTGTCTCTGGTCTAAACCAATAAGCTACTGGGTTGTCAAAGTTTGATAAATTTTCAATCCATTCCTTGAAGGTGGGGAAATTTTCTTCGGTAATGTTGTTTAGTTTCAACCAACGACTTCCCTCAAGTAACGAAATGTTTTTTAAATAATGATATGCACTAACCATCCTATCCCACGGATTTCTTACCACGGTAAAAGAATAATTTCCTTGTGGTAATTCTGAATGCTTAGGATGGGATCCCCATTCATTTATTGTGCTATTACCCTTATTAATACGTAACCACTCAAGCATACTAGTACCTGCTGTTTTAGGTATATGTAAAAACGTCAAATTCTTTTCACCTGTAATACATGCAGACATATTAATCGTATGTTGTAATTTGCAATGTATACCTAGTTTCATGGCCAATATTTACAACTCCATGATACATCATAGGATCATTCCACTTGAACATATCTCCTGCTTTATAACTAGATATATAATTGTCATCCCATACAAATATATGTCCCGGTTTCCAATCTTCTAAAAACATAGTGTATCTTAGTGGATTGGGTATTGAGATTAGGTGCGGATCAAAATGCATCGGTTGCATTTGTCCAGGAAATAACTTAACTATCCACCAAAAACTTTTTCTATCGTCATTGGGTATGTGCGGCAATGTTAGATTAAATTTAATCATGTCAGGTGATTGTGAATTAAATTGTTGGAAATCATGATTACGATGTGCATATCCCCAACGAGTTTTTTCTCTTGCGGCATCTAAAAGAGGATGACCTTTCCATTTATCCGGTTGCCATACTGGCATAGTATCACCGTCATTTGTTTTAATAAACTCCATAAATTCCGGAGTGATCCAAGATGAATAATTATTAACTAATTCCATTTATAAAAATATCCAAGTTAGGATTCCATACATTTAGATTAAGAATAATTCTAGATGAGTACCCTATATTGCTAGCACCATGCCATTCATTATTATCTTCAAATTGGTAAATATCGCCTTTTTTCCATCCTGTAATTAATGTATCACCCCACACAAACACATGTCCACTTTGATAATCTTGCAACGGCATCCAATATTTTTTAGAAGTAAAATCTGGAATATCACTATCTAAATGCATAGGCATAACATCTCCGGGTAATAGTTTAACAAATCTCCACTCCACATCATCTTCGTTATCTGTAAATTTTAATTTCAATGGGGAAGTTGATTTGTTGTACACGTGATACTTAACTTGGCTGAAATCATATCCTGCGGACAATGTTCGTTCGCAAGCGTTCATGCCACATAATCTAATCATACCCTCGACACGACTTTTTTGATCAGTACCCCAGTCTCTTGGCAACCCCCACCCATCGTTGTTTAATATATGATCAATCCACTCCTGCTTGATCCAATGTGCGTAATTTCCTATAAGTTTCATTTTAATAATTCTCCAAATGGTCTATTCTCAATTTTTTACGGAACGCTTCCGTAAACTTGCCATCAACCCGCAAGCTATAACTTTGTTCCATAATACGTTCACCGCCGTGCCAATCATTATCATTCCACCATGCCGCTCTTGTATTTAGATATGTTTTATTCTTTGATTCAGGGTCCCACAAGTAAAATGCTTTCTTTGTATTAGGACGTATATGTATGAATTCATTACGATGATCAAATGTGACATTCATTCCGTTCTTAGCATCTAAGTCTCTGTGTTCAAAGGGTATGCCGTCTGCTTCACAGTGAAAGAATATAACACGACCAATGTCTTGAAACACAGTGCCTACTAAACTCTCAACCCACTTAACTGTGTGCGGAAAGTATTCTGCTTCAGGAGTTAGTTTACGTGGTGCTGTTCTATCATCCCAACTTCCTTCTTCCCAGAGATAGTAATAGATATAAGGATCATATGCACCCATAGCCATTTTTAAAAAACGTGTAAACTTATTACGTTCTTTAAAGTCTTTGAAGTCGGCCGGCATTAGTTTCATTCCGGCTTGCTTAATGAGATTGTCTTCAGGTAGTGCCATAAACTCATTCATTGCTTCATAGATGGGTTTCCAGTTAATACGATAACTCATGTTTTCAAATGTAAACCCAGGAGCCATCCAAGTACCTTCTTTGGCAAATTCTCTTGCTGCTGCAAACCCTGTAATGATTTCAGGTTGTAGTCTTTCAAATTCAGACATATCTAAATATTGTTCCATATTATAGTATGGATTGTTGTTTATACCAATCATCATTTCTTTTCCATGTTATTTTTTAACAGTAATACTACTGTTGTATAAACCAATGCCAACACTAGCCAGTACCATTCAATACTGAACAGTGCCAACACTCCACCAAGTAACATTATTGATGTAATAAGGGATCTCATGCTGGTAACTTAAAGTCCTTAATGCCTGCTAGATCAATATAATATTTGATTTCGTCTTCGTATTTTTTAGCAGTTGGTTCATGCAAATATGGTTGCCAAAATCCTTCTTGTAAATTACTGTAATCGTGTTGAATACGATAACATAATCTGTCTTTGATATCTCCAAGTCTACGATGCAAGGTAATGCTGTTATCAAACAAGCAAAAATCGTTGTTGCTCTTATACCAATGATCGTATGTGTATTTGTCTACAAATAGTTCTTTATTAATTTCTTCAAATACACTATTGCTTTCTTCAGGAGTCATTCCTTTAATGCTGTAGATAGTATTGGCACTATAATGCAGTCCTATAATGCCGCCTGGACTACGCATGACAATAGGAATTTCCATATCATCTTCAGGACACATGTTGGCATGCATAACTTCGTCTTGTTCCATCCGCAGTCCGGGATTAATGCGTCCTGGGGTAAAACGATGCAACAGAATCATTTCATCTAATTCGCTACGAAATGCATTGCTTACATTTTCATAATAGTCAGGAGTAGTTAAAAATCCTGTGCTGGAACCAATCATATTCTCAGCTCCCAACAATGCCACGCCCGGTGTAAATGTTAATGTGCCGCTTTCGTTGCTGTGCCACAATAACTCACCTTCCGCAAACATGCCCAAGGCATTACCTTTCTCGTCACGTTTGCCGGTAACCCGCATAACATGCTTCCCGTCGGATGTTATTTCTTGCATGTTGACAATACTTTTTAATCTAATGCGATCAATCTCATCGACACTTGGATCATCTTGCATAGCTAATCTTGCTATCTGAGTAAATGTCTTTCCTGGATATTTCTTAAGTATTAGATAACGAACACCGTATCTGGTATCACCAAACTGTGTGCAAAAATCAGTTTGCTTGTCCCATGTTAATTTACAATCACGTACAATAGTGACTAAATTTTGTAAATGCAGTTTTCCAATTTCCAGCCACTCCTCGTTAGTAATGGTAGTAAAATCTACATCATCGATAAAGATTCCAAATCTTCCTAGTCCTGGTATTTTGCTAATTTTCATAAATATTGTCTTCCTATATCAAATCTCTTTTGTAATTTCAAATACCTAAAATGGTATATATGTTTATAGTTGAATGTAAATCCAAATACAAACTTATCGTGTGTGAACGAAATCATCTACTGAACTCCTTGCTTACTGTATCATATAACATTAAATTATTATTAATAAGAGCATCCCTCAATATAACCTGATGTATCAGTGGACTTATTGGTTTGCCGGGTAAAAGATCAGCCCATGCTTCTGTTTGCATTTCGTTTAAATCAACTGTGGTTACGTCTGGCCATTGTATTAATTTAATATAAATGCCATTCACTATTACTGGATAATGAGCACGAATTCCGCTTTCTTCGTCTGTTGCAAAAGACCATTGATTTTTATCAGCAATGACTTTCACTCCGGAAACTAATTGGCTTAGGTATATCTGTGGTTCGTCTGGGTTTCTACCTATATCTGCACCAACTCTTATTCTAAACCTATCACATTTACTTGGATAGAATTCTTGTATCTCTTGCAAGCAATACTCTAACTGATCTAAACCTTCTAAGGTGTAACTTATATTTTTAATAGTCAATCCTAATTTCAGACAATTCTCAATGCCTTGCATTTGTTTATCTCTAACACGATGTCCTTGATAATCTGGATGATTGAGGCCGATAGTCCAACTTATATTATCAAATTTAACAAATTTTTCTGCATATTCAATTTTAGCTAGATTTACACCATTAGTCAGTATTACGATATGCCTAGGTTTGCCGGGTATTGATTGAATTGCTTCAATCAACTTGTCCAAATCTTTTCTGACTGTTGGTTCAGCGCCTGCTAAAGTAATCCTATATCCATCATCTTCCCATGAAGATATTTGACTCACTATATAATCAATCGGCAGATCATTGCTTTTGTTATTTGGAATTTGATAGCAATGTGGGCATGTTAAATTACATCTATTAGTTACTTCAATGAAATAAGTAGAAAGAGGAAACTTTGTGTAATTGTAATTAATATAAAACTCAGCGTTTGGTTCAACTAATCTTTCTACATATCCATGCTTAGAACATGTTTTACCCAACCAAACGGATCCGTCTCTTTCAAATTTAATAGCAGGAATGTGTCTGTAACAGTACTCACACAAAGAAACGGTATCATTAATTTTATGCATCGAATTATTTATGATAAATTCTTGTATGGAAGAAAAATTCGCATACTACTACAATAATGTCCCAAACATAGGACCATGCCGAAATAATTTAATTTATACAAGTTTGATAAGTGAGGATAAGAGAACGTTCTGCCTATGGTATTATAATGATGGGGTATATCATAAAGGACAGAATCAAGTTGTCGATCCATCCAAGATGGAAGAAAAATGGTTACGGGAAATAAAGTATAATACTCTAATGAATGAGATGTATCCTGACTTAGTTCCACAAATAAAGAACATTGATTACGAGAAAAGAAAGTTATACTTAGAGATAGACGGACCAGACTTCTGGGAACTTGCAGGATGCGACCATAATAACTTTGATAGCGTACTATCTGATTGGCAAGATCAAATGCTGAACATTATTGTAGCGCATAAAAGTTTGAATTTACACAAATATAGTATGCACCCGTCGAGTTACTTTATTGTCGATGGAAAATTAAAGAGCATTAACTATTTCTTTACATATCATAAAGAGGAATTAAATATCAGTATAAAAGATGTTGAGAGCCATATATACATCACACGTCAGGATGAAATGCGTAAGCATTTATCGTCATTAGGAATTGAATGGGATATTCCACAGTCTTGGGCAACATTAGATAAATTATGCTGGGAAAGTTTCAGGACTAACTACCCAGCTGAGTTCATTGAGAAAGTAAGATGTATACTATAAAACCATGGACTCCTGAGTTAGATTTAACTGAGTTTTATATTGAAGCAACTAAGCGTGGGTTCACTAATAATTCATCTGAACGAATGCTTGTGAGTTCGTTTGCTAATGAAAGAGAGAAACAAGTTTGGATATTGTATTATAAAGAGATTGCTTTGGGTAGCGTGGCCGCACATAGTTTCCCTGAGATGGGTGAGAATGCATATAGAATAGCCGCAAGAACTTGTGTCTTTACTGATTTATTACCCGGAGTTTACGGTACCTCATTAAGAACTATCAGTGTAATTACTAAATTACAAAATCCAACAGCACAATTCTTAATTCCTGCATGTATTGATTGGGCACCAAAAGGATCTGAATTGTATATAACAAGTAATCAAAGTAACATAGGAACACAAAGAGGAGTTCATAATGTGTTTGGTCCTGCTATGGAAAGAAAAGAATTAATGAAAAGAATAAAGGATATAGGATATAGAGGTCATACTCAAACAATATGGCAACTGTATCCTGACAGATTTTTAGAAGAATTGAGAAAGCATAAAAAATGGTAAAATTTAATCAAATAAAAAAGAAGTCAATCGTATGTTGTATTATGGACAACAGGCATACCTATTCTAGCGGGTGGGCTACAGAAATTTCTAATAATGTTTCTGATTTTTTAGTACACAGATTCATTCAAAAAGAATTTGATGTATTTATTGGATCAAATGAAGATATGTTATTGAGAGAATCATCAACCGACGATTACGAATATGCTGTTGTAATTGCCGGTGGAACAAGTTTTGGATTAAGTGATAGAATATTTGGTGCGATTGAACAAATATGCACTAAAGAATTTTTCATTGCTGGGCATATACTTGACAGGAATGATCATTATCATTACCAAGATGGCTACTACGAATTGCATCATCAGTTTTATATAGTAAACTTAAAGGAATACAAAGAGTTAAACTATCCTGTTATTGGTATACCTGACAATAGTTTACATATTCAAATAGAACCTATACGTAGTGAAAACTGTTTGTATGATGACAATAAAATTGCTGAATGGATTAAACCGGGTACAGTTGAAAAGACCTATAATCAAAAACTACATGGATGGAATGTAATTTCAATTGCACTTGCTAATAACAAAACTCTGATTGATCTGGGTCCGGAGATAAGAGATAATAAGAAATATTTTTATTATGAGTATGATCATGTGTTTTTAAGACAAGTTTCTGAACTGTATTGGTACCAGTTCTTCTGTAATAACTTTTATGCTAGTTGGAACAGTGACGGACTCAGAGAAAACTTTGAGTTTACTGGGCCAGTAGAACAATATATTACTGTGGGTATAGGAGTATATTGGATAAGCAATCTAATAAAACTAGGGGTTACTCCAAATACTAGAGTAGTGTTTACTGATATAAATTACAATTGTCTACAGTTTATGGAGGCAATGGTAAATGAATGGGACGGAAAAGATTACCATGAATTTTATCGTAAACATTTACCAAAATTACCTAATAATACTAACAGAGATATCAATGCTTATTTTGAATATACAAAAGTTCAATGGGAAGAATTTGTAAAGAAATACGAAAATTGGGATGAGATGTGGGCTACTGTCAAGAGTTTAAAATTTGATTATATTCTCATTGACTACATGAGTAGTTATAATCTAGATTGGATCAATGCAGGACAAAAAACATTAATTAATTTAAGTGATGTATTCACGCATAGTCCATATATTGGTACTCAAAGTTTGAAATTTAGAATCAGTTGTGAGAATAAACTGTTGAATAATATAAAGGAAATAGATCCAAACATTAACATATTAATGACTTCCAGAGCAGCCGATAGTTTTCATCCTATAGAGCAACGTTTACAATTTGGTACTGCTGATGCATTTGATTTAACTGACATAAATCAGCTTAAAAAACCACCATGGCATTTGATGGATTGGTCAAGTCCTAGAATGTTGGGGGTAGGTTAACTTGCTATTTCATGTGACAAGTAAGACCAACTTATATTATCTTTTTTAGAGGCCTTTTCTATTAGTGCTTTCCATTCGTCAGTAGAGTCGTGCCTTGCTATTATCAAATGAAATCTATCCTCATTGCTGTTATTAAATACTGCATGTGTATAGCTAATATTCATAGCATAAGGCACACCCGGTTCCATATATAAAGTTTCCCCGTCATCTGTCCAATGCCAAAGACATTCTTTTGGATTGTTTAATGGTATATTGATATTTTCTAATATTCTATGTTTAGTATCTGAATGCGGACCTATTGAGCCACCTGCTTCAACTAACATTAGTCTAACTCTACCATATCTTTTACACGGAAATTCATTCAATAAGAAATTCATTATAGTAGGACATTCATGTGCTGCCGGAGTCCATATAAAATTAGTAGCGGCATCTTCAGCATTTTTATACCCATAATCTTGCCAACTTTCATGTAGATTTTCTCCTAGGCCATACAATGCTAAACCCTTCCAACCACCGTGGCCCTCATCGCCGCGATGTGCTGAAAATCTATGCTTTAGTGCTTGCGCTTCAATAAGCATGGCTTCATGCGGGACAGGAATATCCAATTTAAGGAACTTAGCATCTGATACAAAATAGTCTTTCATCCAATATTTATTCCTCTTTATGTTATCTCTAAGATAAATACTAGTAGTTATTTTGGAGAATTACATGAGTTTATTACAAACAATCAAGAAATTAGTTTATCTGGCGCCAGTACGTTGCGGAAGAACTTATTATGAAGTCGCTATTTTAAAAAATACTGACAACATCACTATAAATTTTACACCAACTGATGAGTTTTTAATGTTAGATCCTCGCCGTGAGAATGAAGTTTTTATGCCGGATCATATACATCTATTTGAAAAATGGCAACATATTGGATTAGCTGTTGGTAGCATACGTTATTTCTTAAATGAAAATCTTATTTCACATGTATGTAAGAATACCGAACTTGGTGCTGAAATTGTCGTTTTAGAAACGATTGACCAAGACTCTTATATAGGTGAAGAAAAGCAAGAAAAACTAAAACATGCTCACCGTACATTTAATTCTGATGTTGCAGTTGACGATATTACTTCAAGTATTCTTAATGATTTAATTGAAGAATTCTTAATGACTCACGAAGGATATAATATTACAGTAACTGATCCTGCAGTACGTAAGAAATTAGCAGCCTTATCTGTGTATTGGGGAAGCGCAGGAGATATCAATGGACATATTCGTCCACCACAAATGGTTACAACTCCTATGATGATAAGCGTTCCACCAGAAAAATTTGATGTTCATTATTGGTTTGATATGGGTCAATTATATGCTACTATCGGGTTAACTGCTATTTCCCGAGATTATCAAGTTGCTTATTGTAATGCATTCAATCTATTCGATCCAAGAACAGCAAGGGTAGAAGATATATTACACGTAAAATATGGTACATACACTAAAGAAGATGTTATTCCTAGACCGTGGATTTGCATTGGTAAGGCACTTGACCCGAGTAAACCACATAATTGGGTAGGGATTGAGAATATATACAATGATGATATGATGATTTCTTGTATATTGACCACAAAAGATTACGTCAACGTTACTGAGAATGTATAAAGTAAATATTACCTCTGTTCGACCTGACAATAATATTGAGTTTTTTAGATATGATTCTGATATGTATGATTATATTGAAGAAAAGTATGTTCAGACTGGAGACTTAGTATCTTTAAAGATTACTCTATCTGAAGATAAATTTACTGAAGATTGTGAAATGATATTTGACAGTAAGCAAATATTTCGAGAGTATATCAAAGATCCTATACTTACATATCAAGAACCTATTAAAGTTCGTTATAATCAACACAATAGAATTGCTGTTTCCATTAATACAAAGCAAATAGAAGTTTATAAAGATTTATATAATGTTTATTTACGGTAGCGTTCTATTAATTCATCACTAACATGATCCACGTACATTAATGGTACGTGGTTTTGATTTTCTAACACCCATTGAATGGTTTCAGCAATTCTATCAGTATGTATTCTCAATGGATCATCATTGCATGATTGTAATCCACCCACAATTAGATGAGTTGTTTTAAAATGTTCACTACTTAAACTTAGACTCAAATCACGCAATTGCCGTTTTTCTTCTGCCGCTGTAGGTTCTATCCATTCCCATTGATTAAATTCTATAACACTTCCAATATTTATTACATGCCCCGTGGTCCATACTTGTTTAGTATAATTTAATAACTGGCGTTGATGGTCACTTTCTAGTTGAGAATGGTTGATGAATACCTCATATTCTAATACTAGTTTTTTAAATTTATTTACCCCCTCCTCTGTTGTTAAATCATATCCATTAGACCTAGATATGAATGTTGTGTCGGGGTATATTTTTTGCAATGACTGAGCTATACCAAAGCTAGGATTGCCGGTGCATAATATTTTCATCATGCTAATACTTATATAAATATTTAATGATGGAATTTAAAATACAACGGTTAGATAATGTCGAATTCAATTTTGATGAGTTAGTAGACTACTACCATGACCTTAAAAACCACCATCAAGATATGAAATGGGAACCTCCTCCGGGAGAATTTGCTGACTTAATTTGTAGTTGGGCAATACAAACTAAAATGAAAAATCCTGATTTACCATGTGATCCTTATCATTTGCCTGATACCGTTACTGAAGATTATAATAGTGATTTTAATTCTCCTACTAAATTGGTATTTGGATTTGCTAAAAAAATTATAGAAACTTTTTCGGATATTAAACAAACTGTTATCACCGTTCATTATCCTAATACAATATTACCATGGCATATTGATACAGAAGAATATTTGGAAGACCATTATAAAATTCATATACCTATCGAAACTAATACTCAAAGTTATTTTAGGTATCGTGACGAACAGTTTGTCCTACAAACAGGACATGCATATTTAGTTAATACCGGAATAGAGCATTCAACTGAGAATCGTGGATTAACAGAACGTGCTCACTTAATTTTTAAAGTCCCTGTCAGGTATATATCAGAATTACTGAATACCAAATACGTATTATGACTGAATATCATCTGGTTGAACTAACCAACCCAATTTAAATAAATCCTCACGAATCTCATCGGTTACTTCACTCTCACTAACATATCCGGTAGAAATGTTATTCTCAACAGACCCGCCCATATCAATTGAAGTACTTGATATTCCAGAACAATACCAATCCAAATAATCCCCACGTTGAAGAATATCAGCAATTATTCCACCAGCATAACGCCAAGAACAATGCCAAGTTTCTCCCTTAAGAATAGGCCACATCTCATTTCTCATGAATTCGTTGTTACATAATGCGGCGTATAGATTTTGAGCATAGACTTCATTCTTGCATTTTTCAACAATATAATCACTACTACGTAAATCGTATTCTAAATTGTTTTTCATCCAAGTTTTACTGTCCTCTAATTTTTCTTTATATTCAGCATTCATAGTGTACATCTCAATCATTTTCCGTGCTGTGTCATCGTCTGGATTAACCATTAACTTATTCTGCAACGGCGACAGTTTGTTCTTTAATGTGTCGGGGTTTTTTCGCAACATATTTAGCTTTCGTATAAAAGACATGATTTCCAATTTGTTTTACTTTATGGTAGGGCCAATTTGGTTGTACACTTAGATTATGAAAGAATAGTGTAGTTTTAGGAACAACATCTTTATATGCATCAAATGCTAGTACGTCATAGGCTACTTGTTTAGCTGTCCTATATCGTGCGGGGTGAATTTTATTTCTGTTATTCTGACAAACCCAACTGAATTGACACAGTTTAACCTTAATCATTTCTTGTGTTGCTTCATCTAACCGTGTAATCATATTAGTCTGATATACAACTTGACACGGAGTATTTGCAAATCCATAACGAATACGATTTAATACTACTCTTGCTACGGCTGCTTGCCCATGGAGACTCTCAGAGCCTGCTTCGTAATAAATATTGTCGGCTAGGCACTTCAATTGTTTTTCGTCTACTAACTTAACTACTTGTACTGGCTCCTGCGGTACTGGTTGAACCGGCTTTAATAATACACTGGTTAAAATATATACAGGAGTGATAACTATCATGCAGAACATAATTACTTTGGCAATAATTGCAGAGGTAATACTTTCCATGATATTTCCTTTCTTATGATGTGTATAGCATTATACGCTATACGTGGATTTTCTACAACTGCTTTGGAATTAGTTTGTAAGCAGGTCCCAACAGTCGCAGTTACAATCTATAACAGATTGTATTGCATCACTTGGAGTTATTACTGAGGGTAATAATGGTGTATTCGCAATATTGAATATATCCAAGTTAGTTGGTACTAATGTAGTTTCTTGGGATCCGGCTAAACTGCCGAGTGCTGTTGCAGCTCCTGTAATGGCGACAACACCTAATAACGGTCCCTCGGTCACCAACGGTTGTGTTGGATCTGCCGGGGAAGTTGGTACGCTCCCAGTTGTTTTGGGTATGAGTAGCGGTTCATTTTCGACACTGTTGTCTTGTTCTGCTCCCATTAAACCCAAGCGATATGCGTTTCTAGTTTCACGCATTGACCCAATTAAACTATTTCCTCCTAAGGTAAGTATGTCAGATATTGACTCTAGAACTTGAGCGGGTCCGTTCTGCTCAGTTTCTTGGCTATATTGATTTAATAATCCCATAAATCCATATATGTCTCTGACTGTCGTTGATAAATCGGTTGTATTTGGTAATGCAAATTCTCTTGCATTTTGTTCTTTTAATAACTTTGTACCAAATGCATTGTACAGGTTGTTTAGTTCAGTACTTTGTAATAATGATGTTTCTGATATATTGGTTAGTTCAATGTTTGCATTGTCTATCCAACCCTGAAGTTGAGTGTAGTCTGTGCCTTGCAAAATAGTCAATATATTGGTGTAACAATTAATCAATGTAGGTGTTGTTATTGCATTGATTTTTAATTTTAACTCATCCCAATCATAATGTAAATCTGTCATCGATCCAAAGAAATCACACATGGTGTAGAGACCATTATCACCGGTCCCCAAAGCAATAACGGCTAAGGCTGCATTAGCAGTAGCAGAGTCGGTTGGTTTGCTAGTTCCATTAACAGTCAAATCAGATACATTTTCTAAATTAACTACAACTTGACTAAATTTTTCAATAGGAATTGATTTAATTCTTTTAATTTGCATCATGCTAGTACCAAATGCATCACATGCATATGCTAACTCTGATGGCAATACTTGATCCAATCTTGCTCCGTATAAATCACCCATAGTATTAACCTCAGTAGAAGTATACAATAGATAATATGTCTTACTGTTTGTTGGCCCAGGTGCAGTATTGTATTCCGGTACAGTTATTGTCTGATAACTAGTAGGGAATAACTTTTTAGGATCTAACAAGTCAGCCAAACTTTGTAGATTTTCAGTTTGACAATTTAAAGGAATTAAAATATCAGATAAATCTTCACCAACAATCATACAAAAGGCTGCATAGATTGATTGCTGTTGCTCAATTGAAGTTGGTGAGTTAGCTATAATTTTGTCTATATCGGCTGCGTTTATCCCAGCTGTCATTAATGCTAAATTAACAGATTTTGTAAATGCATTATACTTGTACATTGTTCGTATTAGATTAGTAGGATCTCCGAATGTATCAATACTAGTCAAATCAATTGCTTTACCGCTAGCAATTAAGTCTTGTCCCCAATAGAATGTACTTAGACTGACACCGGTAATATCACTAGTAATCAAATCATTCATGTTACTATACATACCGTCTAAGTAAGTCAATGAATCAACAAATGATTGTATGGGTACATTAGATTGCTTCATTACTGCATAGCAACTGTTAAATGTGTTAACAAAATCAGAATAAGAACCATTGTTAATATGAAATTCATTATATGCTTGCAATGCTATTAATCTCAGCCATCCATAACTTGCTAATTCATTTGAATAAGTTTTTGTATATGTTGTTGGTTTACTATTACCTAGTGCAGGGATAGTAGTTGATCCAATACTTATTAAATTAGCATAAACTGTAGGGGAAATAGCACTAGATACAACTTTAGTCCATGCTAATTTCATTGCAGTTTTCAATGTACCTAGAACAGTATCATACACTACTGATCCTGCAGTTATTGTATAATTTGAAATACTATTACTAGAACCCATAAATGTTGCCGCAGTTGGATTTATTCTTAATCCTTCATCCTGGATTAAAGATCCTAAGCAATTTAAATTTAGTGGGGTGTATTTTCCGTTTAAATTCATGGTACAAATACGTCAGGACTGCCTTCAACAATACTGTGACCACAACTATTAGTAGATGTGATTCTTAGTACTGCGTCACCCTCAGCAAATACTGTAGGGCTTGCACTTGTTGTTGTGGCAGCATCATGGGGCGGATGCGGCGGGCCCCATGGACTGTGTGGGGTAATAAGACTAACATGTAGTCCTACTTGTATACCATTGACAATCACCGTTGGAGCGCCGCGCACTATTGCGCCTCCCTCTTGATTCTTGTCACCCACACGACTTAAATTTGGCATTACTATCCTAAAATAATCTTCTTCTCAGGCATTTTAATTCCTGTTGTTGCTTCTAAATACTTGTCTGCAATACTTTCTTCAGTGTATGCATAAAGTGAAATACTACTAGTATTTATTCTAATTTCTTTATCAATATCTGCTGTGAACATGCTTGGAATCATCTGCATTCCTTGCTGTCCGGGAGCAATACTGACTGGATTTGTCACTACAACACATCCCTGACCAAGATGTACTTCTGTTACTTTGGCAATTAATTCTTCACCTGAATTCAATTTAATTGTATATGTTTTTCCAACTTCCATTATACGCTTTCTGTTAATTTTGTTCTGAGTTCATTAAACCCACCCACATATTCATCATCTAAGAAAATTTGTGGCACCGTTCTGGCAGTTGGAACTGCTTCTAATAATTCTTCACGTGTGAATCCGTCACCAATCTTACGTTCTTCAAACTCTATTCCTCTACTCTCTAACAATGCCTTTGCTTGGTCGCAATAAGGACAGTGGTACTTACTCCATACTATTGCTTTCATTTTATCTCCAAAAGAATAGTATTGCTTTTAATCTATCAATATACTTTTGCAAGTATTTGACTTGAATGTCTTTTGCATATTGTGGTTGAGGGAAGTTCCAACCCATAAATGCTCCTACTACTATCCAAAATAATGTTTCTAACATACCTTTTCTCCTTATAATTGTTTTAGTATTTTTTTCATTGTTCTTACGTGTACCCTATCTTTTTCTTTTTCTTCTTCCGAAAGTTGGTCGTATGGTACGTGTTGTGCGGCATTATAATCTGCCTTTGGATTACGTCTCATCCATTGAATATGAATAAACTCAGCAGCCTTTTCTTCATCATTTGAAAATCTTTTGACTGCTTCAAGTGCCGCTTGTCCGGCCGCTAGATTTTCTTTTTGCCAATCTGGATGTATTTTATTAAAAGATTGGTTAATATCACCTTCAGTTCCGTCACTATTCTTTTTAATCCTAGGCTTTGTGCCAGACGGATCATAATTTTTACGCCATTCTTCATGTGCCAATGCGGCAAATGTTGTTACCGAGTCTTCACTAATTTGCATAGACTCGTTAATCATGTTTAATTGTTTTCTAATGTCTTTTTCTATCATAATACTGGTAACTCCTCATAATCAACTACGTCACTCATTACGCCAATAACATAGTTAGTACTTTCTGTTTCTTGCAATGCTGATTGCTTTTTATTAATATTCACGTGTTTGTTGAACCATGGAATGGGTGAGTGTTTTGGGTGATTCTCATTATATTTAATACCAATATCTTTCAGGCGATTAAAAGCTGTATAATCTACAAAGTCTGATAATATCTCAGCATTTAATCCAATCACAACTCCTCGACTGAATAGATAATGTGCCCATTCTTTTTCTTCACGTATAACATCCATATACAATTCATATACTTCACGTTCACATTGTTGTTTTGCTATTACAAATCTTGGGTCATCTTTAGTTACGTTATTAATTAACCAAGCTGTCCATTCTGCATGTAGTATTTCATCTTGCAATATCAAACTGATAATGTTTCCGTTACCAATGTAAATCTTGTTCTCTACCATAGCAAGACTTGTTGCAAAACTAACCATGAAGCGTAATGCCTCTAATGCATAGCTAGCATTCAATGCCATCCAAATACTATTGATATGTTCTTGATGTCCTACTTTGCTAGGATCTAATTCTTTCAAACAATTTAGTTGATGTAGTTCATCATAATATTTGCCTACACTACTAGACATTTCAACTATTTCTTTTGTATCGTGAATTTTATTGAATTCTTCTTTAGGAACACCATATACGTTCCTAATAATATGACTGTAAGATTTTGAGTGTATATTAGTTTCAAAGAAACTCCAATTGCTAACTAATGCTTCAAGTTCTGGAATACTGATTACGGGCGAAAATACTTGACTCGGTGCACGACCTTGAATAGAGTCTAATGCAGTTTGTCTTAGTAAGTTGCTAGTAAAGATATGCTTAATTGCATCGCTACTATCCTTATGGTCAATCTTATCTTTTGTTAAACTAATTTCTTCTGGCACCCAAAAGAAACCACGTGCTGTTTCTTCATACTTAGCAAGTCTCGGGTACTTGACTTCTTCAAATCGTTGTACAGTTACAGGACCTTCTGGATCTAAAAACATTGTACGTTTTAGATAGTTAGTCTGCTTACTTAGGTTATATTGGTCTTTACTCATAATACACAACTCTCACAGTATTCTTCATCTTCAATAGTATCTTGCTTTACAAAAGGAATGATATTATCTTCTTGTAATGCTGCCTTGCTGCCCACTTTATTAATCAAACTATAGTAGATAGTTTTGATACCCCACTTGTATGCTAACATTAAATTCTTAGCAATCAATGTACCGGGTACTTTACCTTCAGCAAAGAATGCAGGATTGTAGAATGTGTTTGTACTTAGACTTTGGTCAATGTATACTGCCAACACTGCTGAAGTTTTCAAATACTCTACACAATCTTTTTGATCCCACATCATTTGATAACGATTCTTTAAACGTTTGTACTCTGGCACGACTTGTACAAACGAACCAGCCTTTGATTCCTTCACAGAAATCAATTCCATCGGCATTTCAATTCCGTTGGTGGAGTTTAACACAACTGAGCTGGATTCGACCGGTGCCACGGCCATTAAAGTTGCATTGCGAATGCCATACTTCAATAATTTTTCACGTAGACTTTCCCAATCCATACTAGGACTGAAATCTGTCAATTCATTAACACCCTCACTTCTACGTTCCCAAGGGAATATACCTTGACCATAGAATGTATGTTGACTACGTTGACATGCACCGCGTTCTTGTGCTAGTTCTACGCTTGTTTCTGTTAGATAGTATGCTTGATGTTCCATCCAACGCTTTACTTCTGCCAATGCTTCTGGCTCGCCGTATCTAAAACTACGCTTTGCATGCCAGTAAGCTAAATTGGTAATCCCTACACCAAGAGGTTCGAAATCTAAGTTAGCTAACTTACTCTGTACACTGAGGAAGTCTTGATAGCTAAGGAGATTACTTAAACTTCTGACTAATACTCTACATGCCTTACGCATTTCTTGGGGCGTCCTAAACGCACCCCAGTTCACACTGCCCAATGTACATAGTGCAATGCGACCTGCCTCGTCTTCAATACGTTGAAAAGGCTTTGTAGGTAATAGTATTTCTTGGCAAAGGTTACTCTGATAAATCGGATCAAGTTTAGTATCAAACGGACCCTGATTAATTACGTTATCAATGAATACTAGATAGATACGACCTGTGTCAGTACGTTCTTTTAGTATTCCATTTTTAAATATTTCTACTGCGGGCAAAGTTTTCTTTTTGATGCCACGTTTTTGTTCGTACATATTGTACAATGTTTCAAATTCTTCACTATCACGATAGTATGCTTCATATAAGTCTGGTACGTCATGCGGATCAAACAACGTGATGTTTTCATTCTTAGCAAAACGATTAAAGAACATCTTGTTGACTACAACACTGTAATCCATTTGACGTACACGTGTTTCTTCTGTACCTTGATTGTTCTTCAACACAATCAAATCTTCAAACTGATAGTGCCATACTGGAAATGTAACTGTACAACTGGCATTACGTACACCACCTTGACTGCAACTACGTAGATCGCCAAACCATTTCTTTAAGAAAGGAATCATACCAGTATGTTTAATCTCACCGTTACGAATGGGTGCACCTAGTGGTCTGATTCTTCCAATCTCTAATCCTATGCCAGCACGTTTGCTAGCATACTTAGCCATCATTTCGCCGGCCGCGAAAATACTGTCCAAAGTGTCATCCGAAGTAATAAGTACACAACTACTAAACTGTTTAGTAGTAGTTCCAAGACCTGCCAACACGGGCGTAGCAAGAGTGAAATGACCTTCACTGGCACATTCATAATATTCTTTAACATATTTTAATCTTTTTTCTTTGGGTTCATTGTGGAAAGCAGTGGCGGCTGCAACTGCATATCTTACTTGCGGGCTTTCATAGATTTGACCAGTAGCACGGTTCTGCACTAAGTACTTTTCTGCTAACTGTGCGATAGCCGCATAAGTGTAATTTTCGTCCTTGCTATGGTCTAAAAACAAATCAATGATGTTCCATTCATCCTTTGTATACCAATCTAATAATTCACTAGTATACATGCCAGCGTCAACATTAGTTTTGACAATATCATAAAGTGGGGGAGGTGTATATGTGCCGTATACGCTTTTACGTAGCATTGATACCTTTTGTCTACCAGCTACATATTGATAGTTGACATTATTAATGTCTGGATTCTCTGTTTCATCAATTAAATTAACCATTGCTTTAAGCAATAGTTCATCGATTGTTTCAGTACTTATACCATCGTGTAATTCTATTTGAGATTTTATCTCTATCATGCTTGGGCTAACGTTATCTATGCCCTTGCAGTCATGTGCTACTTGTCTCTGTATTTTTGCTATATCTAGTGGTACTATTTTGCCGTTGCGCTTAACTACGTTTATATTCATTGTATTCCCTGTTATAGTTTTGATTGTATGTGTGATATGTCTACGTGACGTTTGATGGTAAAATCGCTTAGTGTATTACTTAGTGCAGTATCGGGCCAATAACTAAGTATATATTTTGCGTTATCAACCAGGACTAATACCACATCATCGCCCGTTTTATCAGTAGCCTCAATCAATTCTATATCGTTTTCTCCTGTCAGTAGTAGAGTATAACACATTCCTACTGCTCTTGCAACAGTACAATAGGTATTTTCTACCAAAAGATCCCAGGGGCCGGGCCAAGTTTTGCTGTCCAAAATGTGTAAATGATGATTGACTAATGGTGCATCTTGCCACCAACGGTCAATTTCCACACATTTGGTTTGTATATCTTGGGATTCTATTTTTTTTCTGAGTTCGTACCAACTACGTAGTCTGGTATCATAGTTTTGTTGAAATACATTCATTAGATAACTACTTATCTAATATGAAACCAGCAAGTTAGTTTTATTTTTATGCTGTAAAGATTCCAAAACTAGGGAATCTGTTAATCCAAGTAGTTTGCGCTCCGGCTCCGGCAGGTGTAATTAGTGATATCAGGCTTCAGGTTTAGGATATTTAACCTTGACTGCTTGTACTTTGGACAGCATTTCAGTTGCGGCATCCCCGCCTTTCCATAATGCATCAAGTTGGTCGCCTATTGGTGGATACTCAGCCGCACGTTTGGCTTTGTATGCGTTAGGGTCAACCCAAGCATTGACGGCATCCATGTCAAGTTCAACTTTGTTGCCTTGGACATCAAATGCTTCATCTTCCACAGTCTTAACGACTTGTGAATAGAGTGCATAAACAGCTTGTACATTCATCCTGCCACCTCATAAATTGTTATTGAAGACACGGCAACTCCACCATCTATGCGACCGCCTCCTCGACCATTCATTGTTACTGTGCCAGCAGCATCACTTCCAGCACGGACTCTAAATGTTGTTGAAGATGTTGTTCCAGCGGTCATACTAAAGGTATATGACATAGGCAAACTCAAGCCAGAAGCAAGTGCACCATAAAATTGGGCTGCAATTGCATTTGCTGTACTATCTTGGAACATTGCAACAGTCAAAGAATTTACATTGTTTTTATCTAATTGAATAGTTACGTTAATAATCAATTTATTTGTTGCGCTTGTTGGCGTAATTGCCAAAGTCATAAACTCAGTACCCTCAGTTATTTGAGGTATGGTGTCATCAAGTGGAATTGTTCCTGTTCCTGTTGCTACTGCGCCAGTTTGAAAAGTTGCAACTTGTAACACCGATCCTCTTTGACGAAGTATGGGATCGCCAGAACCAACCATTGCTGCGCCGCCCATTTTAACCCATTGAACGGTTTTTCCATCAACACCTATTCTTTTGAATAATTCATTTGTACTTGGTTTGTAATACTCATCACCGATAGAAGCAACATCTGGTGCAACTTCGGTAATGGTATGCTTAAAGGGTTTAGAAGATGACACAGTGATTACGCCTGTGCTTCTGTCCAAGATAAACGCGGTAAGATGTTTCCAGTTGCACTTAAACAAGTAGCACAAACAGTGATGACATCAGGACCATCTGGGAATTTACCTAATGCAGTAGTTGGCACAAGTGCGTTAGGTACACCTGATGTTGTTGGACCACCACCTAAGATATTAGTTCCAATATCTCGAACCAGTGTCAATTCTTGTTGTGTAACACCAGTTGTATTAGTAAAGAATGAGAACATACTTTCACCACCAGCAACCGTTTGTGTAATACCATGAACAGCATATTGTGCTAAACTTGAGCCACCTACTGGTACAAATGTACCTGCACTTGGTGAACCATTCAAGATAATATCAATACGAAATGCTACGCTTGTGTTAACGTCCATTTGTCGTAAAACTAACTGCATGCGGTTAATAATTTCACGTGCACCTAACAAACCAGTTTGACCTGAATCAACGCTTGGGCTAACACGCAAACTAATTAATGGTACACGTTGATTTTGTTGTCCACTAGTAAATGCAAATGCTGTGTTAACACCTACGTTGAACACCAATGATTTATCATCATCATAACGACCATCCATAATAACTGAACTACCCCAATGATTAATTGTAGTGGCAATTAGTGGACTATATAAACTAATTCTAATCGGAGCAGTAACACTGTATGTAAATAGTGTTGCCGCTGAACCACCTGTCTGACCTCTAGCAGTGATTGTCAATGTAGTATTAGTTTTGGCGCTATATGTGATGTACTCAATAACTGCACCGGTAGCTCCGGATTGTGTTAAGTAAGCTGTACCACTACTTGGCCATCTACTAAAATCTGCACCACTGATTGTTGCACCTGTAGTTGCGGCGCTTGCTAATGTAGCTGTTAAATGTGTAGTAAAAGCAATAGTGTTTGTTTCATAACGAGTACACATATTACCTGAACGCATCCATGCTAGATAATTTAAGTTATTGTTAGGAATACGATGACAATACATAATGTCACCTCGAGTATTTCTAAATCCAAAACGAATCTCACCTGCACCATACCATGAATAGTCCATGTAGAACATTTGCATTTTTGTTAAGTCAAGATTGAAGCCACTTACACCGGTGCCATTAGATTTATCTATATTCCATTCTGATTGTACAAATTTAGTATCAATTGTTTTACTGACAACTATATTGGAAGACGTTACACCTCTATATTCAGGATATATTTGCATTACTGTATCACTAGTAATACCCTGAACCAAATAACTTTGCCCACGAATAACTATGTAATCACCGGGTTTTAATTGATCAGAGAAAGTAGTTGCTGTTCCAGTAACAGCTTGACTTGAGTTAGTTGCCGCAACAACCCCACTTAATTGATATGTACTTGAACGTTTTACTACTGATATTGTTTGACCGTCATATTCAAAGAACAATCCGTTTTGGTGGTCAAACATACCAATTCTATTAGAAGCATTATACCATAAATATGGACTTATGTATATCGGAAAGCCCGTAGCTGGTGATGCTGAAGGGGTTGATAATGCAGTATATGTGAACGACATTCGTGTAGGTACTGTGACAATAGTGAATATACCGTTATAAGCTGTTTGAGTCGCGCCAACTACTTGAATCTGTGCGCCAACTGCTAGGCCATGTGTTATTTTACATGTTACCGTAACTGTTGTACCACTAGATGTTATGGAATCTTGCCATACTTGCGGCTTCAAAATTGTGCCAGTTGAAAACTGTAGACCCTTACCAGATTGATAACGGAAGTAACGACGGGTTTGTCGAATAACTTGATAGCCGTGTGTAGCATATCCATTACTAAATTGAACACCACCACTCCACGGACTATGTTCAACATAACCAGTTGCTCTTGCATAGAATGTTGCATTCAGTGTTGCGGTTGGTGTACCTGTTGCCGCTGTAGCAAAAGTAAATGTATTGTTAGTTGGTGTAGACACTACTACCACAGTAGTATTATTAATTGCTGTTACAGTACCAACACCAGTTAGGTATACATGATTACCAACTTGTAACCCATGTGCGTTTGTAGTAGTTACTGTACATGAACTAGCCGCAATGGCTGCAAATGCGCTAGTACCTGCAGGAATTGCGGCACCTGTAAAGAATGTACCTGCAAATACATATGTTTTAGTAGCATCTATTAACGTAGCACTAATCATTGTTGGGGCAGTTAATGTAATATATGTGAACACACCTGTTGTTGGGCTACTGGTGTTACAAATCCACCAGCCATCAGCATTACCCATGTCAAGTGTATTTTGAATAAATAATGTTTGACCTGCAGTTGGTATAGTCGCAGAGAATACGATTGTACCTGCAGTATTTGCTAACTGACTGATGATAGTAATTTGAGTCGCACTATCAATAGAAAGAATAGTTGTTATACCTGCACCAAATGCACCAGTACCACTAAATTTAGTAATAGCCATACCAGGATATAAACCGTTTACGCTTGCTAAACCAGTGATTGTTGAAACCGTAGTTGCACCAACAATTGTACCACCAGTAAACGATAACGCAGTTGCAGTAACAGTGGTAGTTGATGATGTTAATGTAGTTAATGGAATAGGAGCAGTTGGATCATAGAATGCACTGGGACGATTATTAAGTAAGTTAATACTTTCCCATTTAGTTGGCTGCACCCCGTATTCAAAGTCAGTATCAATCAATGATTGCGGCATACTAACACGCATTTTACCTACTGGGTCCATTTGTGCTTCTGCTGGAGTTATTTCACTATATGTTTCTTCAACAATAATAGACAACTTATCTGTACTACTATGACTTGACGTAGTGTACGCAGTAATGATTGTGGTTGTCTCTAATCCAGTTGTTGAACTTATGCTGTTAGTGATAGTAGCGGTTAAACTAGGATCGCTGAAGTTATAAATTACTGTACCTCTAGTTACGTTAGTAATCAACAACAATTGTTCTGCTCTGATAAATTTGCCCGAGACAACAACAGTATTGGTGCTCGGTGTAAATGTATAGCTTTCTAATATTACGTGTTTTGCCATTTTAATTAATCTCCTAATGCGATGGTTGTCGCTGAAAACGGGTATTTGCGGGTTTGCACAGATTGACTAGTGTTGGTAATCATTACAACTGCTTGGTCTCCCGGAGCCGGTGCGTTATAAATTATTAAATTACCATTACTTGTCACTCTAAATCCTTTGTATGAGTTATATTCTACGATCCACGGATATGTCAATTCATTGACATATGGTGCTAAAATCTGACCATTCAATGTTACTTGAACATCTTTTGAATCTACTACTGTATTTATGCTAGTTTGATCCTGCTTCAACGGAAACACTGCTTTTCTACCGTCAAATTGAGTACTAATATCATTACAAACAATGGGTAAGCTACCGCGAAAAAGCGTACCTATCGTTACTGTATTAGCTGATAAGTCTGTGCCTGTTGATTTAATTTTTGTTAGTGCCATATTTGTCCTTTATTTTATCTTACTGAAAGTGCCCCGGTTGGTGCTGTAAAATTAGCAGTGTATCTTGCAAATCCTTTTGTGATTCTTAAATCGTCTATGTAACCATTTAACAAACTTGTCATTCCGTTAGTGTCTTGTCCAACGTATAGAGAATACGGAACACTATAGTTTCTAGCGTCAGTGTAGGTTGACCCAGTTTGTGTCCCGTTAATAAATATTTTTGAACTTCCGGATGCTCTAGTAAGTGCTATATGATACCATATACCTGCGCTAGGTGACCAAGTAGCGTTGATAGCATTACTTACTGTAGGTGAAATATAATATGTCAAATTACCAGCAGTATTATTCCAAATGATCCCCATACGATCAGATGTAGAACCTGTGACTGATAACCATACAATATCCTGTCTATTAGAAGTATTAGTAAAGTTAATCCAAAATTCAACTGTGAAGTCACCTGTACCAAACGCAAAGTTTGGTGTAGATGACAACATATTCAATGACTGTGTCGTTGCGTTAAAACTCATACTAGCAACATTATACTTCTTAACACTGGTGCTTAACTGTGCATTACCTACAGTCTCTAACACATTAGTAGAGTGTTGGTCAACTATGCCACCGTTATTGAAGTTCAATAATAAACTTGCTGGATTAGTTGTAGAATAGTTACCTATTGTTTGTGTGGGTGGTATAAATGATGATGTGTACACTGCGGTGCCAATAACGACTCTTGCGTTAGAAATATAACCCATAAAATTACTGCCGCTACTGTGTTGACCAATTCGAATTGTTTCGGTATGATTATATAATGCAGCGCCAACACCTGTTGATGTGGCTGCAACAGCACCATTTTTATATAAAGTAATTGTTGTGCCGCTACGCACCATTGCAACATGGTTCCATGTGTTGGTAGTAATAGCTACTGTGTCAGTAGGAGTTGCTAGCCAACTTCCACCACTAGAACTAACTAAACCAGTTAACAGATTTGTTGTTGAAGCTACAACTATTCCAAATTCTGCATAAACAGGAGAACCTTGATAACCTTTTGCAATCAAAACTCTTTCACTACCAAGAGCACCGGTAAGGTTAAACCAACATTCAATAGTAAAATCGGTGTTTGCACCAATCCATTGATTAGTTGAATGCGTTACATCCAAATAATCCCCAGTACCATCAAAGTATGCACTACCACCATGTGTACTTGGGGTATAACTTGTACCACTCTGTCCGGTGTATCCTAATGGGTTGAATTGTCTTGGCTTTACGTCGCCAGTCACGGTTATTGTAAATGCATTAGTACTGTTATCAATCATGGTAGTTGATTGACAAGTTAACAGTGAAACTTGTGAGGCAGTAGCACTTTGACTTGTGGTAGTCAATGGTGTAGTACTTGGTGTAAAACTAGTTGTATATAATCCAGTACCTTTAATTATACGAACATTACTTATAAAACCAGTGAAAAAATTACCTGTATCATCACTCACCCCTATTCTAAGGTCTTTGTTGGCACCATTATAAAAATATATTGTTGGGAAAGAAGCCATATTAAACGTAGTTGGGTCAGCTACTCCGTTGATGTAAAATGTTAATGTATTTCCAACTCTTACTAATGCAACATGAGTCCAAACGTTTGCAGAGATTGTAGTTGAACCGGTGAAGGTGTTAGTTTGAATTCCGGACGCCGCACCGGTGTATATAAATTGAAGAACAGTTCCAGTAGTAATTCGCCAACTAAATGCACCGCCGCCATTCCAATTATTTACTATACCTCTTTCAGTACCGGCTGTCATTGGGTATATCCAGCATTCAATAGTAAAATTACCCCCGCTGAATAGAAAAGGAGTATACTGTGCTATACTTAAATAATCCCCAGTACCATCAAAGTAATTGCTATAACTAATAGGTGTTGCTTCAGGCACACTACCGAATGGACTTAGTGCTTGTACTGAAGTATCACCGTTTTTAGTAATTGTAAAACTATTGGGTGAGTTGTCAATAATTCTATTACTTTGACAAGTTAATAAACTTGTATTTGTTATAGGTGTTAGTGGTGTCGTACTTGGTGTAAACGTAGTAGTATAAAGTCCAGTACCTTTAATTATACGAACATTAGAAATGTATCCCTGAACATAGTCGGTTGAACCGCCATTGCCTATCCAGACTGCATCAGTTACTGTTCCTATATTGCCAGACAACGTTGATGTGCCAACACTTGTTCCATTAAACCACAAAGTGATACCTGTTCCAGATCTAGTCAATGCCACATGGTACCATTGGTTTGCTGCTAGTGTAGCTGATGTAGTAATTGCTCCTGTTGTTGCGCTATTATTAAATATAACCCTCATTGTCGCACCATTGTTCATTTGAAACATCCAGCCATACACGCCCGCAGACGGATATTGTCCTACTAGTACTTGATAACCCGTTACTCTTTGTAGATATACCCAACATTCTACAGTAAAATCAGCTGTGAATTGAAATGCTGCATTTCCTGGGACACTCAAATAATCCCCAGTACCATCAAAGTAATTACTCCAACCTGTCACGCTATAAGGACTAAATGAACCTTGACTTGTATTACCTACTCTTGTGATAATATTATTGAATGGTCCGTTATCTATAATAGCTTGATTAGTTGCACCACCATTATATTGTAATGTTAGTAAACTTGTGTTTGTTATAGCTGTTAGTGGTGTTGTGCTTGGTGTAAAAGTACCTGTATATACTGCGGTACCTTTAACTATGCGTAAATCTGAAATATATCCGTTAACAAAACTATTATTAGCTCCAGCATTTCTGCCAATATTTAATGTATTAGGTGATGTAAAAGAGTTTGACACTGTATTAGTTCCAATACTAATACCATTTACATAACAAGTTAATGTAGTACCAACTCTACAAAATGCTATATGATACCAAACACTAGCAGTTAATGTTTGTGTAAATGTATATGAAGTTATTGTAGTTACAGTCGCTCTAATTGTTGTACTTTGAATACTGACTCCAAATTGTCCCGAAGAAGCACAATCTAACATAGAATACTCACCGGATGTTACTGCAACACTCAGATAAACCCAAAACTCAACAGTGAAATCACCTGTACCAAATGCAAATGCAGAATTCGATGGTATTGTTAAATAATCTCCAGTACCATCAAAGTATGTACTACCATAAGTACTGTAACTACTGTTTGCAGTGAATGGTATTGCAGGTGATATTAATGTATCCCCTGCTTTAGTGATTGTGAATGCGTTAGTAGATTTATCAATTAACCTATTACTTTGACAGGTTAATAAACTAGTATTTGTAATTGCAGTTAGTGGTGTTGTACTTGGTGTAAACCCACTACTGTATGATGCAGTATCACTAATTGCTCTGAGATTAGAAATAAAACCAGTATAATAACGTTGTCTATCTACACCAATAACTATTCCAGTAGAAGAATTTGGATTGGTTATTGTAGTAGTACCTGATAATGTTTGATTAATTCCATTAACATATATTGTGGTAACGCCAGCGGTGACTATCCATGCAACATGATTCCAAGTATTTAGTGATAATGCGTTAGCCGCAAGTGCTTGTTTAGAAGTGCCATCATACCAGGCAATTACTGGTTTGTTTGCGATATCCGTGCCGCAACTCCAGTTCATATTTGTACCCGATGCACCACTTGCATCTCCCAGCACAATATTAAAATAACCAGCTGCTGTTTGAAAAGTATTTTGATATAACCAGGCTTCAACTGTAAATGTTTTACCCGTTGCGAAAAAAGTTCCGCCGAAGAAAGCGCCTGCTGCAGGTGTACTTAAGAAATCCCCAGTACCATCAAAATAATTACTATAATATCCATCACCTTGATATGGACTAAACAATGTAGGTTTCGTATCACCTGCAATTGTCAATCCAAAACTATTTGTACTAGCGTCATTTATAAATGGGGTTACTGTAGTTTCCCCATTCAATAATAATGTTGTATACTTAAAGTTAGAATCACCAAATGCAATATTAAGTGTAATCAATTGCTGTACGCTTTGTAATTGTGCATCAGTTACAATAACAGTAAAACTATATGTGGTATCAGTTGTGAGGACACCACTTATAGTCCCTGTTAATACCCCAGTACTTGTTAATGAAATACCTGCTGGTAAAGTACTACCACTCTGTAATTCATAAGTTAACGGAGCATCACCTGCTACTACCAATTGAATATTAATTGTAGTAGTATCAGTAGTATAACTAGATGTTGTCCAAGTTGGGAATCCACTAGCGGTTAATATATACAATGCGCCGGTATTGTTTGTATTAAACAATGTTAAAGTATATGATCCATTTCCTATACTAGGAATTACTGCTAAAATTTCATTTGAACTAATAAGTGTAGAAGTTGCAATAGCTACTCCATTAAAATATAATGAATAACCGGACATGAATCCTATGCCAAGTATTTTAATATAACCACCGGCATTTGATACAGCAGTATCAACAGTATTATCCAATGCAATATAATTGCTGTCAGTTATTATCACTTGTCTAATAATAGCTGTAGCTGAATATGTGCTTGAAAGTGAGCTACTACTCGTGGTTTTACGAGTGCTAGCAGTTTTTATTGCCATTAGCTAATCTCGCTTCCAAATGCATTGAAACTAACTGTAGCTGAATTTGCGCTACATGCAATTAAATCAGTAGTTGCTAATGTAATACCCAACGTCAATGTAATTGTATCGTTTGCTGGCACCGATGTGTTATAATTTATATAGTGTTTGGTTAATATGCTTGCTCCGGCTGGTTGAACTGCTATAGTAAATGTAGCAGTTGTCGCCGCTTGATTACAGATTGATATTGTACTTATTACTGTTTGTGTACCTGCAGGAACTGTGTACAATGTTGTCATTGTACTACTTGAAGGATTGATTTGTCCTAATACTTTATATACGGTTGCCATGATTTATCCTATTATTCTATATTTATTCTTATTGAGTTACCATATTTGATGGTACAGTGAAGTTAGCAGTATATCTTGCAAAACCTTTTGTTATTCTTAGTTCGTCTATGTAACCATTTAATACATTGTTACCATCATTTCCTCTACCAATATTAATAGTATTGGTTAATATAAAGTTATTAGTGTCTGCGGCTGTGCTTCCTGTTTGAACTCCATTCAAAAACATTTTTGAACTACCTGAACTTCTTGCTAGTGCAACATGATACCATGTGGCTGCACTTAACGTAGTACCTGATGTTATTAACTCTCCACCGTTCATATAATATCTCAGTGTAGAAGAACTGAAAAATAATAACGGGGTTACACCAATTGAACCTGATCTAGTATCAAATATAGCACCTGCTGCACCTGATACAATATAGAACCATGCTTCAATAGTAAAATCACCGGTGCCAAAAACAAAGCCCGGGTTAGTTGGTATAGTTAAATAATCCCCAGTACCATCAAAATACATACTAGCTGAACCGTATTTTTTAACCGCAGTGCTTAACTGTGCGTTACCTGAAGTTTCTAATACATGTGAACCATGTGCATCAACTATACCACTAGTATTAAAATTCAATAATAAAATTGATGGGTATGTAGCAGAATAGTTTGTTACTGTTTGTGTTGGTGGTAAAAAGGGTGTAGTATATACTGCACGTTTAGTAACTCTAACATCACTCATATAACCATAGAAGGTTGCTCCAGTATTATCACCAAATAATCTACCAACTGTTATTACTGGTGTGCCGGAGATATTGGGTGTGGCTGAGTTTGTTAGTACAGATATACCATTCACATACACAGTATTTGTACTTCCTGAACGAACAAAAGCAATGTGATTCCAAGCACCAATTGTTATAGGAGTATTAGTTGATGAGTAAGAGGTAGCGTTACCCGCAACCCAAAATGTTATATTACGACTTGTCTCTAAATAAATTCCAAAATTTGCAAGGCCGGAACTAGCTGTATTATTGATGCCTACTAAACCTGCTGATGCTGGAATACTTGTTGGATATGCCCAACATTCAACTGTGAAATCCCCAGGCATTGCGTTTGATGCACTTGCAGGTGTTGTTAGATAGTCTGTTGTACCATCAAAGAATGCAGAGCCACCATGTGTAGTAGGTGAATAATTAGCTGTTAATTGTGTTGTATATCCAAATGAATTGAATATTCTTGGTACTGTATTGCCGGCAGCAGTTATTGTAAATGCGTTAGTACTGTTATCAATCATGGTAGTTGATTGACAGGTTAATAAACTTGTGTTTGTAATTGCTGTTAATGGTGTTGTGCTTGGTGTAAATGTTGCGGTATATACTCCTGTGCCTTTTACCACTCGTAAGTTGGTGATGAATCCAAGCATCGGATTACTAGAAAGATCAAATCCATTTATACCAATAACTGGTCTGCTTGTTGTGCCTACCACATAGTTATTGTTATCAGTGTAGGTGGTGTTAACTTGGGTACCATTTAAATACAATTTACCACTGTTTGAAATTTTTACATATGCAATATGATACCATGTTGATATCACCAGTGTGCCACCACTAGTAAGGATTGTTCCGGCTAATGTAAATACTTGTATTACACCGCCGGTAGTCACTTGTATAGCAAATCTTCCGGTACCGGTGGCATCTGCGCTATTCAATGTGTCGTATATTGTTCTTGTTGCTGCCAAACTGGTAATATAAATCCAGCATTCAAAGGTAAAATCGCCGGTGCCCATAGTAAATTGAATTTGATTGCTAGGTAGTGTAAAATAATCCCCGGTACCATCAAAGAAATTACTATAACTAATAGGCGTTGCTTCACTTATACTACCAAACGGTGAGTAGGCTTGAACTGAAACATCACCTGCTTTAGTGATTGCAAAATTATTAGGAGAGTTGTCAATTAATCTGTTACTTTGACAAGTTAATAAACTTGTATTTGTTATAGGTGTTAGTGGAGACGTAGGTGAGGTAAATGCTGCGGTATAAAGTGCAGTACCTTTAAGTATGCGAAGGTTAGAGATATAACCAGTGAAATAATTAACAGCCCCAGTCATAAATCCAATAGTTAAGTCTCCGGTATTATTTCCCATAGTAATAGTTAACGCAGTTGGACCAACAATAATTACGCCATTTAAAAATACTGTTATATTACCACCACTTCGAACTGCCATAACATGATACCATGTATTTGTTGCTACTGTTACTACAGATATAAAGTTTTGATTTCCACCAGCACCGGCAGCAGGACTTAATGTCAATTGTATTTGATTGCTAACATTTATCATAAGTACGTATTGAGATTGTCTTGTTCCACTTACTCCATCTTTTTGTACAATAATTTGTTGAACCCCTAAAACAGTTGCATAAAACCAGGCTTCGATTGTCCAATTAGGAGTACTAGTTGATAAATCCAATGCCGTATTGTTGGTAATACTTAGAGAATCCCCAGTACCATCAAAGTAGTTACTCCAACCCGTCACACTATAAGGACTAAATGATCCTTGTTTAGTATTTCCTGCTTTCGTAAGCAAAGTATTGAATGGACTATTATCTATAATACCAGTACTGGTTGCACCACCGTTGTATTGTAGTGTTAACAGTTGTGTATTTGTAACTGCTGTTGGAGGAATTTGTGGTGACAAAAAATTAGATGTGTAAAGTGCAGTACCTTTAAGAATACGAACATTTGAAATATACCCACTGAAGTCTTGACTCCCTGGTCTAGAATCTCCTATTTTTAAATCATCAACTTGTGAAAAGTCAGTAGCGGTTGTTGCCGTACCCACAACAACGCCATCTAAGAATGCTTTAACAGAGGTACCTGAACGAGTTAATGCAACATGGTGCCAACTATTTAATGTTACAACAGTAGCATTTGTTACTGCGGTTGAAGTATATGAAAATTCTAGGTCTCCGGTACCACCGCCTATTCTAAGTTCCCATCCTGTAGTATTTGTTCCTTTAGCTATAATACCTTTGGTGCTGGCACCAACAGCGGTTGGGAAAATCCAACATTCTACAGTAAAATCACCTGTACCAAATTGCAAGTTTACATTATTTGGTATAGTTAAATAATCTCCAGTACCATCAAAATATGCTGAACCCAAAGTAGTTACGGTGTTTGTACTTGTTGTCATGGTGAATGGACTTACTGTTATTGGCTGTACTCCTCCCACAACCGTAATAGTCGATGTATATGATGAGTTATCAATAAATGTTGCGGCTGCACAAGTAAGTAAACTTGTATTTGAACCGGTAATGGCAGCAATATTTGTACCAGATGCTTGCGTAGATTCTAACGGACTTGTTGGTGTAGTGAAAGTATCAGTATAAACACCAAGTCCTTTTACTATGCGAAGATTAGAAATATATCCTGTAACATAGGTTGATCCGGCGCTGTCTTTACCAATTGTTAGTAATTGTGACGGATAATTTATAGTATCTGCGTAAGTGCTACCACTTTGAACACCATTAATGTATAATTTAGATGATCCAGATATACGTACTAATGCAAGGTGTTGCCAAGTATATAGTACCATTGCCGATCCAGTAATTCTACTGCTACCGCCGCCGCTGGTCGAGTAATAACTAATAGCAGTTCCATTATAATATAATAATAATCTATTACTACCATTATCAAAATCTACCCAATCTTGTCTTGCGTTAACAGTTGGGTATACCCATAATTCTATTGTAAAATCACCTGTACCAAAAGTTAATGCCGTGCTACCTGGTGTTGTTAAATACCCAGACGCAAGAAATTTTGTGCTATATAGTGTATTGTATAGTGCAGTAGTTGGTGTTGCGAATGGTGTCAATGGGTTAACTGTAACATCGCCGGTTTTAGTGATTGTGAATGCGTTAGTAGATTCATCAACTAAATTATTTGATTGACAAGTTAATAAACTTGTATTTGCTATTACTGTTAGTGGTGTTGTGCTTGGTGTAAATGTGGTTGTGTAGACTGCGGTCCCTTTAACTACCCTAACATTAGAAATATAACCTTGAAACAAAGTCGCACCGCCTCCTGTATCTGGTACTCCGGCTGAACCACCAAACCAAGCACCAACTGCCAACGGTGATGTGGAATTATAAATGGTACTAGTAAATGCTGATGTTCCTGCAAGAGCTCCGTCTTTGTATAGATTTAGTGTACTTCCTGATCTGACTACAGCAAAATGTGTCCAAGTATTTAAAGTTAAAGTTACACTACTAAATGTAACTACCGGAAAATCTGAACCTGTTGTACTATAATAAAACGTAACAGTACTGGCTGCATTTCTAACTGCAAACATCCAACCTCGTTGATTGCTTGCATCTGTCCATTTGGTTACTAATCCTGTGCCGCCGCCACCTGTTGAAAGATTTCCAGTTTGATAAAACCATCCTTCAACTGTAAAATTACTTGAACCCAAATCTAATGCATCATTATCAGGTGCAGTCAACCAATCTCCAGTACCATCGAAAAAGTTACTGTAATAACCTTTACTATATGGTGTAAACTTAGTAGGTTTTGTGTCACCTTGAATTACCAATGGAAGACTGTTTGTACTTGCATCACTAATGAATGGAGTTACGGTTGTTTCCCCGTTCAGTAATAATGTTGTATACTTAAAGTAAGGATCACCAAATTGAAAAGTCAATGTAATTGATTGCTGAGTACTTTGTAATTGTGCATCATCTACTATAACAGTAAAATAAAACACACTATCAGTTGTAACACTAGTTGCGGTCCCGGTTAACACTCCAGTAGAAGTTAATGTAATTCCTGTTGGTAATGTACTACCATTTTGCAATGAATAGGTTAATGGTGCATCACCGGCAGCTACTAATTGAATATTAATTGTAGTAGCACTAGTATTGTAACTAGATGTTGTCCAAGTTGGGAATCCAGAATAAACAATACCAGGAGTTAATAACGCGGCTGCACCTTGAGGAGTAATCATATAAATGATGTATGTACCATTACTCAGTGCAGGTGCGGTGAATGCAATTCTAGTTGGATCTAAGTAAGTTGTGGCTACTGAACTGTTATTGATATAAACTGTCATACCAGTTACAAAGTTATTCCCATATATTACAACTGTTGAGTCGGTAATAACCGCAGTATCATCAATAGCAATATAATTGCCGTCGGTTACTGAGTAACTATTAATTTTAATAACTGGGAAAGTTGCTTGAACTGATTGATTTTGTACAGAAATTGCGCCAGTACCATCAGTTGCACGTTTACCCCTGAAACCACTGTTTAACATTAGCTAATGACCTCATAACTACATGTTGCTTCAAATCTACTAGTTGCGTTAGCAGTCAATCTAAGAGTATCACCTTCTTCTAAGTAATATATAGTAGATTTGTCGATTGGTGTGAATGAACTACCAATTGGAACACTGATGTTGCTAGATATTCTATATGCTGTACTTGACCTAAATACATCTACAGTAATTAAGCCTATGTTACCTGCATCTATATTTGAAATTGTCAAAATATTTATTTTGTATACTTGTCCACTTGCGGCACTATTTGTTACTATTGCTGTTGCACTAGTTCCAACTGCTTGTACTGCTAGTTTACCAGTGATTGTTGATACGTTTACTATGTTAGGTGCTGCCATGTTATCCTCCAAATACCATAGACATTGCTATGGATTTTCCTAATGTTGTCATTGCTGATCCGTTTGCTGTAATGTTTGTTGCATTCAGTGTGTTAGTACTTGTGTTAAATGTTAGATTAGCAGATCCAGCTAGCGCACCACCAGAATTAATTTGAATTTGAGTATTTGATCCTGCCGCTGTAGCAGTATTAATAGCTGGGCCAAATGTAATTACTTCAATAGG